CTACTTGCCTTGTCGAATCAGCTTCCGGCCGGCGCGGCGCGCCTCGTCTGCTCGCCTGACCATTTCCACCCTGACGGGGACATAGGTCTGTTCGAGCTTCTTCGATTCGGAAAGGGAGTTGGCAAGCTTGGCGGACAGGGCTGTCCCTTCCACACCGCCGGCGACGGCCTCGGTTGAGCCCGAGCGACGGAAGTCGAGCATCTTGCGGGTGTCACCGGGAAACTCGACAGACCGAACGTCGCGGAAATCCTCTGCGAAAGAGTTCTTGCGGTAGGCTGCGCCGCGTCTGGTGCGAAAGATTTCCATGTTGCTGATCGGCTCAGCGGCACCAAACTGTGTCTGCATGTACCAGCGCAACAGTTTTTCCGACCGCTTGGAGAGGGTTAAAACGCCGTCCCGCCCGGTCTTTCCGCGCACTATGTCGAACCAAGTGCCTTTGTCGTCATCGCGCTTCTGGCCGAGTGTAAGCGTGCGGACATCTACCGGGGCAACAGCTCCGTCCCACATGCAGGCCAGCGCAGCCGCCAAGCCGTAATAGCGCATCCGGAGAGCGCGCTTGACCAGCCGGACAGCTTCACCCTCGGTCCACGTTTGATTTCGCCCCTTCGGCTCCGTATTTACGACCGCAAGGGACGGATCCTTTTCGAGGTCGCAGTATTTCAGCGCCGCCATCACCTTCCAGAGAGCGCGCCAGATCTTCAAAGCTCGATGCGCCTCGCGGAGGCTGACGCCGTCCTCTATGCCCTGACGCCATTCGGAAATCGTCGGCATTGTAACGAGTGTCGGCGGGAAACGGCCAAAGATTGGTTTGATGTACTTCCATGCCCGCTCCCAATCTTCACGGGTGCGAGGGGCTTTCTTCGCCCACTCATTTGTTCCGCGATAGACGTCGAAGGCTTCGCCAATGGAGCCAACGGGCCAAGCGTCGCGCTTAGGAATAGCACTATGCGTTTCTCTCAAATCGGAGCGGGCATCCCAAGCTGCGTTCAACTCCTCTGCCCGCCGCCATGCACTGGGACCATCCGGCCCACAGGGCATAGGGCGAAATCCAAGCGCACGCATGGCATGGGTCGGCTGCCAGTATCCGCGGCCCTTCCGAACGCTGTAATATCGGACCTTCACTTTGCCCACGCCCGCTCCCGCACAGATCGCAACATCGCGACCTGAGCGGACACCGGATCATCATCCCTGATCAATCCGGCGCGTTGATCAATCCATTTGTCCACAGCTTCCAAACAGTATGTCCCCAGAACGCTGTCGGGCTTGGGAAACCCTTGCTGTTCGAGTTCGTGACGCTTCTCACGGAAGGCGGTCAACGTAACGCCAAGGCGTCTGGCGATCTTATCGGGGCCGACCATGCGCGGCTGGATGGGGAAGCGGATTGACGAAGCTCTATTCATCGTGCCGTTCCACCACTTCGCGGCCGGCTTCTGTAATAAGCCACCCGTGAGGATAAATCGCGGATCGGTAGGCCAATCCTATGTCGGCGAGTTCCTGGAGCGCGTTTCGGTTTGACTTTGCGACGGCTTCCCATGGCCCTATACACGTGCTCAGGGCCAGCAACATTTGCATTTGATGTCGCTTCAGTTTCTTTCCATCAAAGCTCAATGTCGTGACCCTCCAGCCACAATCGGTATTTGCCGATGATGTCGTCCCAGATCGCAGCCGCGCGCTCGTCATGGTCAAGCATTTTCCGCGTCGTGATCCCACAGCGCCGGCAGACGTCGGCCTTGGCCTCGTCTGCACTGGTTACACCGAGGAAGGTCCAGAAGCCGCGCTCGCTGCAGGTGATTGCTGCACGGCGGGCGAGGGCACCGCCCTTCAGTTCGGGTTCCGGATCCTGCGTGTTAATTTTTGCCGCTTCGTTTGAGGCGAGCGACGTCAAATCGTCCATGGTCGGCGCGATGCCCGGCACCGGCGCGACGACGTCAATGACGACCTCATCGCCATCGACGCGGATGTGCCATGCTTCGCAGTCGCCGACGGCATCGCCAAGCAGGGTTTCTATAGCCTCGCGGGTCGGGAAAGCGTAGCGGTGGACGAGGGTCGGTTTCATGACCGCACCTCGTTGCAAATCGGGCAGGGCAAGCCGCGCCTGACTTCGCTGTCCTGCATGTCGAACCGCCACCCGGCATCGTGGCCGCATTTCTGGCAAACGAAGTGCCCGCCCTTCGACGTGCGCCAGCCTTCCATCATCCCCGGTGCCTGACCGTGATCGATAGCCTTCATCATTATGCGACGCCGGGTTTGCGGCCGTGGGCCGAAGAGGTCAGACATCGAGCGCGCCCCACTGGATCAGCACGCCCTCAAAGCGTTCGATGCCGGGATGATTGTCCATCCAGAAGGTGGCCATGTCGCCCCAGTCTTCGAAACCGTCGAGCCGAGCGAATTGATCGAGGCCGATCTCAATTGGTCGGCCATCAAGCATTATGCCGGGCTGTCGACCGGCCGACATGTCGATGACAATAGGCAGAACAGCGACGCAGATAGTGCGCGCGATAAGCTTGCAATGCTTGGTGCGCATGCCGGTATAGAGCTGTAACTGCTCGCCCGGCCGGGCGTGCCGGCGGCGATCCGCGCGGATGGTCTGTCGCTTCGACCCGTCAAGGATTCGTGGGGCGAACACCGCTTTAAAAGAGTAGGCGACCATCATCCGATCTCCTTCAGAGCTTCGGCCTTGGCGGCGTTCAGTTCGGACATCGCCTCGGCGCTGCCGCCGGCGTCCGGGTGGCGTTCCTTCGCGAGCTCGCGATAGCGTTTTTCGACCATGTCGCGGTTGGGCCGGAGCATGTCAGAGCCGAACAGAAGAACCTCGCGCCATGATTTCTTTGCGTCAGGCGAGGGCAACGCGGCGAAGCCTGTGAATGTCGCCCGGACGATATGAAGGCCGCCGTGGCGCAACTCTGTGCGGCGGGCCTCGATGACGTGGTGGATCGCCTGCAGGTTATCCTCGACCTTCGGATACCGATCGACGGCAATGCAGACGGATAGACCATCCCATGTGAACCAGACGGCGACACCCGGATCGGCTGGCTTCTGCTCGCCCAGCGTCACATTCGAGGAGATGACAAGCCCTTCAATCTTCTTCCCGCTGTCGCGGGAAAATGCGAACAGACTGTCACGGACATTGTTGAGTGCGCCGTTGAGAGATGTCCGGAACTGCGATTTCACGGCCGTCTTGGTGCGCGGCATCGTCGCCGGCCACGTGAGGGGGAAGGCTGTCGGCTGCATCACATCACCACCGTGATTTTCTCGGCCGCTCGTGTGATCGCCGTATACAGGTGGCGCGCGCGGTCAGATTGAAAGGAAGATGATTCGTCAAAGAGGCAGACGGAATTCCACTGGCTGCCCTGCGCCTTGTGGACGGTCAGCGCATAGCCGTAGTCGAACTGCTGGAGCCCGTTGAGTTCCTTCCAAGGAACCTCGTTGCCTCGGCCCTCGAAAAACTCCCTGCGCACACGCACCTCAACGGGCTCGGTCGATTCGAAGTCGAGTGAGGTGACGTGCATGCGGACGGTATGATCGTTGAGATGGCCGCGTCGGCGCTTGAGCAATTCGGTGACAGACCACAGCCCGCCGTTGAAAATGCCCTTGTTCCGGTCGTTCTTGAGGCAAACGAGGGTATCGCCAACCTCGGGCATCGGACCCTTGCGGCCGTGAAGCTGGCGCATCCGGGTATTGTAGGCCGCGCGGGTGCGATTCAGCCCAACAAGAACCTGATCGGCGCCCATGACCAGATCGGAGCTGACCTCGCCGCGCCGGATGATCTCGCTGTCGCCGTAAACGCCATAGTCGAGCCGGCCGCCCTCGCGGATTGTCGTCGCCATGCGTACGATAGGGCTTTCTGCTGCCTGCCGATGGATTTCCGTCAACATGACGTCAGGATCGGCTTCGGTGAAGAAACCGCCACCCTTGACCGGCGGAAGCTGGGCTGGATCGCCCAACACAAGAACCGGAACGCCGAACGACAGGATATCCCGGCCGATTTCCTCATCAACCATGGAGCATTCGTCGATCACGAACAGGGCGGCGTCGGAGAGCTCGTCCACGTCTTTCAGGACGAATTTCTTGACGCCGGTCTCCGGGTTGAAATCCACGCTGTAGATCGTGGCGTGGATCGTCATCGCGCCCCGGCAGCCGTTCTTGCGCATGACCATCGCTGCCTTGCCGGTATAGGCCATGTAGAGCACGTAGCCCTTCAGACCGTCCGCGAAATGCCGGGCGAGGGTGGTTTTCCCGGTGCCGGCGTAGCCGAACACTCGGAAAACCTGCTTGCGGTCGAGGCCGCTGTTGTACCAGCGGTTGACGGCATCCAGCGCCGCCGCCTGTTGTGGCGACCATGTGCGGGTTTCAGTCGACATGGCGGGCCTCCCGCCTTGGTCGCATCAGGTAGCCCACGCCGGCCTCGCCATCGATAGGCAGGCCCTCGCGGCGGAGGTCTTCGACGTAGCGGTAGACGGTGCGCGACGAAACGCCGACCTTTCCGGCGATCTCGTCGGCGGTGACCAGACCCTTTTGCAGAAGGCTGACAATCTTCTGCATGCGGCGGTATCGGGTTTCGCAGCGCCTGCACATCACCGCGCCTCCCGCAAAGCAGCGACCGCGGAGAACTTCACGTCCTCGCCCAGTTCGCCCTGAAGGTCGAACGAATAGACGCGCCAATAGATTGCGCCGTAACCGTCCCTCTTGCGCTTCTCGTTCTTGGCGCTTTCCTCCTCGCAGCAGAGTTGCGCAGCCTGTTCGGTGGTGAAGACGGCAGCCGGAAAATCATTCCCCATCACGACGAAGACTTTCATGCCCGGACACCTCTCTGTTTCAGCCAGTGCTTGGCGTTGGCCTTGACGTCGCGATCCATGTCCGACTTGAAGGCGATCCATTCGAGGTAGTCGGTCGGAACATCTTTCCAGCGGCAGCCCTTGTGCTTGCCGAAGTTCACCTTCGGAAGCAGCGCCGGGCCGTTCGACCAGCGGACCAGTTCGGCCGGGTCGATCCCGGTTTCGAGGATGCGGACCAGCAGGTGCGCGGTCACGTAGGCGTCAGGTCCGGCGCGGTGCGGCGGCATCGCCAAGGCTTCATCAAGGTCGATGCCCAGGAAGTAACGGAGGACCTGATTGCTGTGGCGGGGAGCGTCCGGGAAAATCCTGTAGGCTGCCTTTAGCGTGCAAATCCATGCCATATCGCCGCCACCGAAGAACTGGCGCTCGAAATCTGCATTGTGCGCGGCAAACGCCATGCAGGACGGGTCCATGCCTTCCATGAGAGCGCGGAAACCGATAGTCACGTCTGGCGCGGCTTCAAGTTCCACATCGGTGATATGGTGGACGGCGCGAGCCTCGATATCGACCGGCCTGCGAGGGTTGACGAGCATCGAAGTGACGTCGCCAACCGTCCAGCGACCGCCAGATTGCACGACATCGCAGAAGCCCACTTCGCAAACCGCGTGGCGCTCTTCCTCGGTAGGAGCGCCGGTCGTCTCGAAGTCGATCAGGCGAATGAGGGTGAAGGGATCAGCCACGGTCGCCTCCCTCAATGCGCCGCCGGCGATGGACCCAGCCGTCGCTCGACGCTCTCGACAATCGCACGATCGAGGTCTTCGGCGACCGCGGCGATATCGTCTGGAATGGCCTCGGCAAATATCTTGCCGTTGCGATGAAAGGCGATGTGCACTGCAGCGCAGTGGTCGCAGAGGTAAAACGAGATTTGCTGTGCCATCTTCGGTTTCATCACTCGTCGCCCCCATCGAACTCGACCTCATCGAAGTCTGGATCGTGCGGCGGCGCGATGTAGCGCTGCGGCGAGTAGTACGGGCGGTTGATCCGCATGACCGATTCTTCGTCGGTCAGCGTGAAAGAGAAGATCGACGGGCCGCCGTACCAGTGGGTTGTCCAGCCGGTGACGCGCGGAAGCGGATGAGGATGCGCCTCATCCATCGTCTCGATCATCTCAATTTTCGGCACGTCGACGCGAAGCATCTTTGCACCGAATCGCTCTTCCTCACGGACACGGCCGGCATGCTTGCGGTGGCCCATGATCTCGACGATTGCCCATTCGAAATCTGGCGCGGCTTCGACGGCTACCTGTTCGGTCTGGCTGTCCATCAGAAGCTCTCCGGCAAAGCAGCTTCGGGCAGGGGTTCGATCACGGCCGGAGCAGACGGCGGAACCTTGGCGAGGTGAACGCGGGCTTCCGGCAGCGCGCCGACGGCGTGCAGGTGGCGGAACAAGGCCAGCGTGGCGCGCGTGTCGCCTTTGGCTGAATGCGCGTCGTCGATGACCAGACCGAGATGGGCGGCGCAGTCGGTGAGCTTCGGGAAGCCACGGCCGCCGCCGGCTTTCTTGACGCCCAGTGCCATCGCGGCGCGCATCACGCAGATGTTCGGAGTGTCGTGGAAGCGATCATCGAGACCAGCGCGGCGGAGTTCCGCGCGCATCTGCTTCATGTCGTGCTGGGCATTGTAAGCCACCATGACATGGCCCTCGTCGAGCGCCTGCACATAGCGGTCCAGAACAACATTGATCGGCGTTCCGTTGGCTTCAAGGAACTCGTCGGTGAGCCCGTTCACGGCGCCAGCCGATCCTTCGCCCTGCGGCATGCTCCAGCCATCAGGTTTGACGTAAAGCTGAACCTCGTCGACTTCGGTCAGATCGTCGTCGAGAAGGATCATCGACAGGGACGCGAGGCGGGGTTGACCCGGCGCGTCGGCGGGGATCGATTGACCCGTCTCCTTATCTTTGAAAGCGAACAGGCCCGTGCCTTCTGTGTCCATGATTGCGTATTTCGTCATTTTCAGGCTCCTTTCAGGACCTTGATTTTGGAAATGAAGCCGCTGCCCTTTTTCTCGAGAGCAATCGTGCGTGCGGCAGTCGGGCTGGGAGCAGGGACGTCGATCACGTCCCCGTCTGTGAAGTGGACGCGAAAGGTCGTCATGACCGGATCGCCTTGTGTTTCATGACGATTTTCGGCGTTTCGAGTTCGGGAACGGGCTCGATCTCCGCAAAATCCGGGTCACCAGCGACAAGGATATGGTCGGCAGCCTCAAATGCCTGAATGGCAATCCGCGTCTGGCGAAGCTGCTCGGTCTTGTCCTCGATGTCAGCCACCAAGGCTCGCTCATCAGCGCGGAAGCGTTCGAGCATGTTCTCGACCGATGCGCGGCCACGGTCGAGGAGAGACGCCGGGAAGTCGTCCGGCTGGATTTCCTCGGGCGACAAGTCGACGCGCTGGCCGACGAGGGGGGAGAACCAAGCCATGGCCTATTCCTCCTCATCGGCGCCTGGCTCGCGGTCTTCCGCAACGCCAGTGTCGAAACCATCGAGGAACGCCGCCATAAGGCGCTCGTCCTTACGGAACTCGGCCGGCACAGCCTTGCGGCTCATGCCTTTGTCGCGGGCCTCGGCACCACGCCGGCGAGCGTTTGCGATAGGGTCGCCGTCATCCGACCGGGGGGCAGGATCGGATGACGGCTTGCTGGCGGCCTTGCCTTGAGGGGAGGCTTTGCCGCCTTCGGAGCCGGAGGGGGAATTCGGCTCCGAGTTCTGGTCGCGGTCGATGACCTCTCCGGTATCTGGGTCAGCATCGATTGGATCGTCGTCTGCGATCTGGTCCAGACGGTCAGCAAGCGAGCGCGGGCGGCGCTCCTGCGCCTCTTCCTTCGCGCCCTTCATGTCGTAGAGCTCGTCGTCGCGGCGGATCAGGTCATCGAGATCCGTGGACATGGGGAGTACCTTCGAATGGCGCTTGGCGACGGTCTTACGCGCCATCTCGCCCCAATCCGTCGACCACGGTGTCGACTTGATGTAACCGGCCTTGAAAGCCTTCCAGCCATCCGAACGATCACGAATCGCGTTGATCTCGTCGGCGGACATGACCTCGTAGGATTTGGTCCCGTCTTTGAGCACGCAGACGGAATAAGCGCCGACCGGCTCGCCACGCGGGGCTTTCAGGTCATAGGTATGGTTGATCTGAGGCGCGTCGCCCAACTGGAACTGGAAGAAGTCGTTTTCGAAAACGACATGGGCGTCCCACGTCGAAATCTCTCCGCTGTTACGCGCCTTCTTCCTCACGCCTGCGATCATTGGCTGCCAAGTGATCGAAAAGCCGTTCTTCGATTTGCGAAGGACAAGCGCTCCCTCACGGCCGTCGGGCAGCAAGCCATCCTGCGCCGCTTTCATTGAGGCGTTGAACAGTTCTTTGCGCGGAGCCTGCAGAAGCTGCGGGTTGTTCTGGATCGCCGTCATGACGACGCGGGCGAACCGCTCGACCGGGATATGGGCTGGAAGGACGGCCTTGAACTGGTCGCCCATGCGCTCAAACTGGTCGCGAACGACCTCGATCTCGCGCGGGCCGTCGGATTTCGTCACTGCGTTCATCGCAAATGTCTCCTGTTGCCGCTGGTGATCAGCGGAGCTGGGCTTTGGTGCCTTGGAAAATTTCGACGCCGGTCAGCGGAACGGTGTCGCGGTTGGCGCGGACGTGCGCCCGGATGGCTTTCTCGATCACGTCGATGCCGATATGCGCGCGCAGCGGGCCGTTCAGATCGACCTTGCTGACATCGACGATGCGGAAGTCCCAAGACTTGCGCTCGCTGATCGTGCCGGCTTCGGTGCGCACCGGGCCAGCGCCGGCGCCGAGGGCTTGCGCTTCGAGGTGCTTGGCGCGATGCTCGGCCTTTTCAGCCTCCTGCAAGGCCAAGTCGGCAACGATCTCGCTCTCGCTGGCGGCGGCTTCCTCAAGCTTTCGCTGGGCCTCCTGACGGGCAGCCTCGGCCTTGGCCGCTGCTTCTGCCGCCGCCTTGCGGCGCTGTTCGTCGGCATACGCGCCGGCCAGGCTTTCGGCCGCATTCTTGATCCGCAGGCATCGGGCATGAAGGCTCTCGGGGTGCGGATTGGCGTTGACGCCGAACAGCCGGTTCCAGTCGTTCAATTCGTCGCGGATGGGGCCGGTAACGCCATCGCGGCGGTCGCAAACCTGCTTGGCGATCTTCTTCGAGGCAAGGCCGATGGAAACCCAGGTATCGCGCTCGTTGTCGTTGGCAACCTTGCCGTCGCTTAGGCTGTCCTTTGCCGCATTAGCGCGGGCTGCCAGAGCCTCGACCTCGGTGATGAGGTCCTTGTGGACCTCCATGAAGATTTCGGACACCGGGGCCTTGTTATGGCCGATACCGGGATCGTCGGGGCCAAGCAGGGAGGGTGCATCAGAAACGCGCATCGGGGTTCTCCTTCGGTGAGATGCGGAGCGAGCGCGACTTCACAGGCTGGCCGTTCGGGCCAGTCCGCACTGACGTGCGCGCCGTGATGTTCCAATTCTTGGTGAAGCCAGCTTCGGCAGCGCCGAGGGCGTGCAGGATCCGTGGCCGGGTGGCCTCCATGATCTTGCTGGCGTGGCTATAGTCCTGTCGCGCATCCCAAAAGGCGCAGACCGTGCCGTCGAGACCGATAACCTGCGTAAGGTCCTTCCGATCGGGCATGCTGTCGCGATAGACATCGACGATTGACGCGCCGTCTCGGTTCCAGTCGATGGACGGCTCCCGGCATTCCTCGACCATGCGCCAGAACTCGCGGACCTCGCGGCGAAGGCGGTTCATAACCCGGGTGTTGAGCGGGACATCGACAATCTGCAGGTCGATGCCCCGGCCGATCACCATGACGGCGACACAGGCCCAGGTCGATTCAGTGAGGGTCGCCTCGACAATCGCCTGCACGGCAATCCACAGCGGCAACACGACCTCGCCGGTATCGGCGTCGATCCACTCCCGTCGGAACTTGTCGTCGGCAACAGTTTTGACCTGTACGATGCCGCGGCCGTAGATGTCCGGCCGGGTGGCGAAAGCATCAGGCGTCGCGCCGATCCGATGCTCGACGTGCCGGTAGTAAGCGTTGTCGCGGCGGTATTCGACCGTCCAGTCCGGCCGATCCTCGCGCAGCATCTCGATCACGACCGGCTCAAGGAGACGGCCGCGACGCAGGACAGGATTGTCGGTGTCATCGCTGGCAACCCGCCCGGATTTCTCGGCCCACAGCCCGTAGGGCGTCTGATACGGGTGAATCCCGAGCAGCGCGCCGGCCACCGAGGCGGTCACGTCCTGCTTGCGAGCGTCGAGCCACGCGGCGCGGTCTGCGGGGAGGATGACCTGCACGCTCATGGCAGCACCAAAACGGCAACGGCGATCAGAAAGGCGAGGACGCAACCGGCGCAGACGTCCTGTACAGTGCCGGCCCAGCGAGCACGGAAGGCGAGGAAACGGGGCATCAGTCGGACCCCTCAAGATCGGAGATCAGCTTCTTCGCGGCTTCCAAACGCTCGACCTGATGCTTGCCGAGGCCTGCCGAAAGGCGGACCGCATCGCAAATACGCGTCAAGTCTTTGAGGCGCAGGAGAAGTATGGTGCGGTCGCAGGAAAGCTGCTCAATGCGGTCCAGAGACGCCATCACGCAGCCTCCACCGTGAACTCGACGCCGAACGTGCCGGCGAGAACCGCCTCACAGTCAGCGACGAAAGCGCGGCGGCGATCCTGCGTGACCTTGCCAACCCACGGCTGCCGGCCTGCGTCCGCCGCCTTGATCCACTGGTTCATCGCCCAGATGGCGCCCGAGATCGTGCCGTTGAGGCCGTAGGCGAACTCGCGGCAGACTTCCTTGAAGCCGGCGATGTCGTTGTCGCCGCGCTGGCGCTTCATCGCGAGAACATCGCGGAGCAACAGGGGTTCGGTAAGGGGGCGAAGGGTTGGCTTCTGCGTAAGGGCCGATATGAGGCCGTCGCGGGTAACTTCGTGGGGCATCGGATGTCTCCTTTGCCCTCAATAATCGCGATTAACGCAAAATCGTCAATCCTAAAATCGCGAAAACCGCAAATTTAATTTTACAACGATCTGGCCCGCGACGCTTCGCGCGCGCAGAAACGCTGATTCTGAGACGTTGAATTTTACGTGAGACGTTGAAGACGGCATGAGCCGTAGCGCCAAGCTACGGCGAACATGCCGCGCGACATAAACGTTGAAGGTTGAGTTCTACATCAACCGATTCACTTACAACGTCTAACGTAGAGCTCTATGTTTGAAGGTTATCTAATCCGCGCGAGGGTGGGTGCGTGAGAGCGCGCGCGGGTAAAGCCCGCGCGCTCTGCCGTCAATGCCCTTGGTGATAAAAACTTATGCCGTCTTCAAGCCCAATTGGCCCTGGATGCCTCCCTGACGAACGATTTTTTTCACCGCCGCGGGAGGGAGGACAGCGAATATCTCACCAATCCATTCGAGCCGTTGATCTTCAATGGGCGTCGGATCATTCCACGATGTCAGCGTGACCGTATTCGGTCGTGAACCGCGCGCTATCGTCTTGATGAAGCGTCGGCCGTCGGAGGTTCGAACGGCTGCCTCCATGCCATAGAACGCCTCGATAGGTTTCTTCTGCTCGCGATAGACGACGATCACCGTTCCCGGCTTGAATACCGGCATCATGGAAATCCCGCTGACAGTGAAGGCGATCATGTCATCGGGAACAGGGAATGGAATATGAACCTGGTCCAGACCCTCCGGCGGAACCTGCTCGTAGTCCGGTTCGACCTCCGCGCCTGCGCCGAGGTATCCCATGACAGGAATTTCAGCGCCGTTTGCGAGATCTCGACGCGGGCTATCGAGCCATTGGACCATCCCCTCAAAACCGGGCGGCAGTTCATTGAAGAACCTCGCCGCCTTCGCGATCATGTCGATCGGAATTTCCTGTCTCTTCTTCGGATCGTCCGTTTCGACGTTGCGCATGCGGCTGATCTGCGTCGGGGTGAATCCCGTCGCTTCCGACAGCTTTGTCTTCACCCCGTGAGGGGCTGTTTTGTCGTGAAACCAGCGCTTTAGCTGCTCTTGCGGATCGCTCATGTCGGTATAATCGCGAAACTCGCAAAAAATCCTATCGCGAAGATCGCGAAAATGGCTTGACTTGAAATCGCGATAATCGCAAATATGGTGATTATGAGCGACAAGCACCTCGATCCAGCCCGTTCCGTCATCGCCAAGATTGGCATCGACAAAGTTGCCGAAGTCACAGGCAAGCACGTCTCGCGCGTCTATCGGTGGATGTATCCGAAGGAGCGCGGGGGCACAGGCGGGGTCATCCCGCACGCCGATGCATCAGCACTGCTATCGTATGCTCGCGAGAACGGGATTCCTCTTTCGGCCGCAGAATTCCTTGAGCCCGCCCCGACGACGGGAGACGCGGCATGAGCATTCTTTCGCGCCCCGCTCAGCAATCTTTCGATGGCCAGCGCGTCACGAACTCACGAGGCGTGCGGGCATACCTTCCGCAGTTCAGCCAAGGCACGTTCAACGATCTGGCTGACGTGCTTCTCTGCTTCCCGAACGGTTTCAGCTTGGAGGTCGTAGGGAAGACCGTCTCTCGGTTCGATATTTCGCGCCTCGGTGAGAACCTTCTTGGCCGCGAGGACCATCGTCGCGGCGAGATCGGCAGCGTCAGCGCTCTCGTGAAGCATCTGCCGGAAAATTGCGTCAATCAGGTCGAGCGTGTGCTCGATGGTGGCGAGCCGGCTGGCACTGTCCATGATCTCCCCTTCGTGATCGTCATTCTACCGATCGACGAAGCGTACTCCCGTTTTCCGGAAATTGCGCCGTCCTCGGCAAAGGACGGTCAGCAATGAATTCGCGCACCCTCCCAAGCGCGATGGTGGGCCGCGTATCCGGTCTCGCGTCCGTGGCTCACCTTTCTTCCTCCGTCTCATCGCTTCTTCCTTTCGATCTCGTCGCTGAGATCAGGGATAGCGGAGAGTTTCGAGTGCCATGTGCAGAGAATTTCAGCATCTGGAGCGCAAAATCATGAGTAGCGCTGAGATGGCGGTGGGCTATGTCCGGCGTCTTGTCGAGATGGAAACACGAGGTTGGGGCGATCAGAAGGACGCTCTGAAGCGTGTTGCATCCCGTTATCGCGTCCCGTTCTGGACGCTTGATCGTATCCGCAGCGGCCGTGCCAAGACGGTCGACGCTGGAATATTCAGCCGCATAAGGGAGGCGTTCATCGATCAGTGCGAGCGTAGCGCTGCGCGCCTGTTGCATGATGCAGAAATCGAGAAGGCGGTGAATCCCCATGTCCATCTGGACGATCTTGAAGATCAGATTCGAGCTTTGGTTGCTCGACTGGAGAATGCGAAGGCGACTGCGCCACGCGGAGGCGCCCAATGAGCGACCTCCCAAACTGGAAGACGATGGAGCCGGGCGCTCGGGATGAACTACTGCGGCGGTATGTCGAGGAAGGTTTCAGCGCAACCGAGATCGCGAAGAAGTTTACGGGATGCTTCCGTAACTCGATAGCTGGTCGAGCGCATCGAATGGGCCTGAAGTTCACGAGCAGGCAGAAGGTTGCCAAGCCCGAGCCGAAGCCAACGAAAAGCCGCGAGACGACAGGATCGTGGGGCGGTGTCGTCGGAAAGGTCCGAGCCAAGGCGCGGAAGGTCGATGCCTCGCAGCATCTCCATGTCGCCAACATCGTCAACAAGGCCGAGAGCCGGAAAGCCGATCCCGTTCTGAGGATCAGCCGAGCGGCAGCGTTCGACCCTATCCCCGGCATTGAGCCTGTTCCGTACGGATCATCTGGCTGCAAATTCCCTGTCGATGGGCTTGATGGTCCCGGTCTTCTCTGGTGCGGGGCTGATCGCGAGATCGGTCGTCCGTATTGTGACGTTCACTCCAGATTGGCGCGGGGTAATTGATGGTGCGCGCGATCTGCTCCGTCGAAGGCTGTGACCGTCCGGCACTTACGCGAGGATTTTGCACAGGCCATTACGCTCGCCTCCGTCGCCATGGTGAACCGGGCGGCCCGCTCGGTAATAGCAAGGCTCGGCATGGCCGACTGGATACCCCAGAATATCGATCTTGGGTCGAGATGCGCCGCCGCTGCCGCGGTCGCCTTGGAAAAATGCAGTACGTCGAGAAGGGTATCAAGGTTTGTGACCGTTGGCTCCATAGCTTTGAAGCCTTCTTTGAGGACATGGGGCCTCGACCGGAGGGCACCACGCTTGACCGCTGGCCGAATGGGCGGGGGAACTACGAGCCCGGCAACTGTCGATGGGCTGCGCCGGTAGAGCAATCACGAAACAGATCATCAAACAGGATGGTTGATTGCGACGGCGAGAAAGTCCCGCTCGCAGAATACTGCTCTCGGAAGGGTCTCGACTACATCCTTATCAGAGACCGTGTGTGCGGGCTTGGATGGACGCTCCAAAGAGCCGTTTCCGAACCCGTTCGTTTGACCTCCCAAACAAAACAAAGGCGTGGATTTGCGCCGGTTCATACCGAGGAAAGGGCAGTGTGATGGCTCGTATCCTTGAGGGCAAGAACCGCGCATCCGCCGATGAGGCAGCATCCTTCGTCGATAAATTCGAGGAACTGGAAGCCGAGGTTGCCAGCGAACGCGGCAAGTTCATGGCGGCATGCCGGGCGATCCGCGAAAAGCAGCGGGAGCTTCTGGAAGACGCGAAATCGCAGGGCGTCAAGAAGAGCGTCGTGAAGGCCATCGCCAAGGCACGTGAGCTCGAGGCCAAGGCCCGGGACATGCTGGCCGACATCGAGGACGACGAGGACCGGACCTACGCGGTCGATATCCGCAAGGCGTTGGGTGACGATTTCTCGACCCTGCCTCTAGGTGCGGCGGCCGTCGAAGCTGCGGACAAACCGAAAAAGAAAAAGGGTCCCGATCCGGCGGCGAAGGCCGCGGCGGATGCATGGGGCAAGGAAGATGCGGCTGTGGCCGCGAAGCACTGAATCCCAGAGCGAAACCGGGGAGGTGAGGCGGGCAAGGCCGGCCGATCCGATGAACCGGGAGTAGGCCGCACGGGGCGGACCGTGCAGGGGGAACGCCACCTCCTATCAGGCGTGACAGCACGGAGAGACGGCACCTTGTAGGAGCCTGGAATGTTGATCCTCGGATTGGACATCGCGACCAGCACCGGTGCGTGCTGGATGGATACCGCATTGCCGCCATCGCTGTGGCGCTGCCTTGCCGTCGGCGCCGAAGGTGAGTTTGCCGAGGCCAAGACCGGCGACCTCGCCATCTACCTCAACGAGGAGTTCTTCCGGACCCGCCCGGATTTCGTGGCCATCGAGATGCCGCGTCGCGACGTAGCGGCATATCCGAAGCAGGTCTTCGACCCGAAGCTGGGCCGGATGAAGACGATTTACACCGTCAACGCCGACCAGCTTCTGTTGCCGGCCCTCGCGGCCTCGGCCTCTGCTGCTTGCGACCTCGCCGGCATCCCGTGGGGCATGGTGCATCAGAAGACGTGGCGTGCCGCCTACTACGGCAAAGGCTTCAAGCCTTCAGGCGATGACTGGAAGGCTCCAGCCGTCGAGCGCGCCGAGCTTCAGGGCATACGGCTTCCCCGAGAAAAGAAGGCGCAGCGTGATGCGGCCGAAGCCGTCGGCATCGCCAGTGCCTGGATGAAGTGCAGCCAGATACCGGAGCGTCATCACGAGGCGTTCAAGCAGCTTCGGCTCGGCAGCGGGAGGGTCGCGGCATGAAACCTCGACCATCCATTTCCCGACCACGTGGCGTGCATTCTCTCACCGGCGCATTGGCCGTCGGCATTCTCATCGCAGCCTGCGCGTTCGTCTTTTTCATCGTGGCGACGGGAGGTCGACCATGATGGTGATCTTCTATGGCACGGGCGACAAGCTTCGTCGTGACATACTGAACGATGCGTGGATCGGCATCGGTTTTCAGTATGCCGATGCAGTGCAGGATTTCAGCAGCCTGCTTTATCGCGATCCCGACGCACTCGGGATCCTGCATTGCCATTTGCCGGACATGGCCGCCCAGATTGTGCGCGGCATCCGCCTCGGGAACGTACACAACCGCCTTTTGGTGACGCTCCCCGAAATTGCCGACATTGAGACAGCATCCAGGTTTCGCGGCGATATCCTGTTCGCCGGAGCCGACGACGTGCAGCCTTCGACTATGGATGAGCGCGAGGTCGTTGCGCGCCTGAAAGCCTTGGCCCGCCGAGGCGATTACATCGATCACACCCGGGTAGCGCTTCCGGGCGGCGTGTTCGTTGCCACCGCGAACTGCATCAACACCGCCGATGGGCGCAGTGTCCGAATTTCTCCGAAAGAAAGCGCCATCCTAGTTGAGTTGGTTCGCCGCCCGGGAGAGACGCGCTCCAAGCAACAGATCATGGACGCGATCTACGGCGGAGAGCACGAGCCGGAAATAAAGATCATCGACGTCCTTGTCTGCAAGCTTCGGCAAAAAATCCTGAAAGCCACCGGAGGTCTCGACGTCATCCAGACCGTCTGGGGCCAAGGCTACCAGTTCGTTGCCGATGGATTTGTTCCGGAGTTGCAACCGGGCCGTTGGAGGTGCGCAAGATGAGCACCGAACGGCCGATTCGCGACATTCTCGCGGAAATGATGCGTCGCGAGAGGCTGGGGCTTATCCGCCCGCTCTGGCAGGACTGGAGCCGATTTGCCCCCGACGAATGCGAGCATGTCCGCCGCCGCGCTGATCACCTGATCCGGCTTCTGGAAGGCGAGGGCGTCCGTCTGGTGCGTGCGGGTGATCCTGACCATGAGCCTGCACCGACATCTCCGATCATCTATCAGTACGGCATGGTGGGCCGTCCGGTCACCCGCGTCGTTCGCAAGGGGCGCGAAGACCTCTGGGATGTCGTCGCCGTCGATGATGCGGGCGGTAAGGAGACCGTCGAGCAGTCTTTCACGGTCGAGCAAGCCCTGCTGAATGGCGGCCTTGTGCTCACCGGCCATCCCGAGGCGAGGGCAATTCCCGGCCTGGGAACCCAGCTTGCCGCGCTCAATGAAATCTACCGGCTCGATGCCGTGGCGATGGAGCCGGTTCGATGACCGGCCCTCTTGCAGAAATCGGCCCAAGCTGGGCCGCGATGATCGACGGCTTGGCGGATTTTCAAGCTGATCTCCTTCGCCAAACCCATGCTCGGATGGCCGATGCGCTCGACCGCGATGCGCAGCGCGACGTCGAAGGCGCGCGGGACTGGCGCAACCTCCAGCACACAGGTGACAGATATGCGGACTGATCTGCCGTTGCGGGTACTAATCGCCTGCGAAACCTCAGGTGTCGCGCGTCGCGCCTTCTCTGATCTCGGCCACGACGTCTGGTCATGCGACATTCTCCCGGCCGAGGACGGCAGCAACCGCCACATCATCTGCGATGTGCGCGACGGCATCCTGAACGAAGGATGGGATCTGCTCGCGGTCTTGCACCCGCCGTGCACACGTCTCTGCCGATCCGGCCGGAGGTGGATGAGCGGGCCGGGCAACTGGACGCCGCCGAAACGTCTTCCAGACGGCCGCACATGGGAGAGCATGCGCGAAGAGTTCGAGGAGGGCGTCTCTATCTTCACGGCATGCTGGAATGCGCCGATCGAGCGCGTCGCCATTGAAAACCCGGAAATGAACGATCTAGCGCGGGCTCGGATGCCGGCCGATCTTCCCCGGCCGAAGATGGTTCAGCCATTCTGGTTCGGCCACCCCGAATACAAGGCGACAGGTTGGTATCTGCGCGGGCTTCGACCTTTGGTCGCAACCGATATGCTGACCGAGCCGGAGCGCGGCAGCGATGAGTGGAAACGTTGGAGCAAGGTCCATCGCATGACGCCGGGGCCTGAGCGCTCTCGTCTTCGCAGCCGATCCTTTCCCGGAATGATGGCCGCTGCTGCTGAGCAGTGGGGCGGTTTCGCACTCGAAAAGGTGAAGGCTGCGGCATGACTTCTCACGCGTATCTCGACTTCCTCCGCGCCAAGATGAAGGTCGCGCCGGCGACCGGCTTCGACGTCGATGACGCTGACATCAACCCCGACCTAGCGCCCCACTGCCGCGCCATCGTGAAATGGGCGCTACAAGGCGGGCGGCGCGGCATCTTCGCCGCCTTCGGCCTGCACAAGACATCGATCCAGCTAGAATTGATGCGCCTGATCGGCAAGTATGTGGGTGGCCGCCGTCTGATCGTGCTTCCGCTTGGCGTCCGGCATGAGTTCTTCGATGAGGCGAGGGAGAGGTTCCGCGGCGAGTTCGCCATCGAGCTTCGCTTCGTCCGCCGCGATGACGAGGTGACCGACGACGATGTGATCCACATCGCCAACTACGAGAGCGTGCGCGACGGCAAGATCGATCCTCGCCAGTTCGTGGCGGCGTCGCTCGACGAGGCGGCCATCCTGCGCGGATATGGCACCAAGACGTACCAGACGTTCCTACCTCTCTTCGAGGGTGTCCGTTTCAAATTCGTCGCCACCGCCACGCCGTCGCCGAACCGGACCAAGGAACTGATCCACTATGCCGGCTTCCTGCAGGTCATGGACACCGGGCAGGCGCTGACACGGTTCTTCCAGCGCAACAGCGAGAAGGCGAACGAACTCACGCTCTATCCTCACAAGGAAGACGAGTTCTGGCTGTGGGTGAACTCCTGGGCGGTGTTCCTGCAATCACCGGCCGATCTCGGCTTTCCCGATGACGGCTACGTCCTGCCGAAGATGACCGTCAACTGGCATGAGGTGCCGACCGATCATGGCGCGGCCGGCGTGGACCGGGACGGGCAGGGGCTGCTGATCAACGATCCTGGGGCCAGCGTCGTGCATGCCGCGCGCGAGAAGCGCATCAGCCTCGATGCTAGAATCGGCAAGATGGTCGAACTGTTGGCCGAGGCCCCCGACGACCATTGCGTTCTTTGGCACCATCTCGAAGACGAGCGGCGCGCCATCGAGGCCGCCGTGCCGGGTGTCCGGTCGATCTTCGGTTCGCAGGATCTGGAGAAGAACGAGGCGAACGCTGTCGGCTTCAAAAATGGCGAGTTCCAGCATCTGGCTACGAAACCTGAAATGTCGGGCGCGGGCTCGAATTTCCAGAAGCATTGCGCATGGGAAATCTTCGCCGGCATCGACGCCAAATTCCACGACTTCATTCAGGCCATCTACCGCGTCGTGCGCTTCGGGCAGAAGCGGGAATGCCGGATCGACATCATCTATTCCGAAGCTGAGCGGGGCACGCGACGCATCCTCGAAGAGAAATGGGCCGAACACGACCGGATGATGGAGCGGATGACCGAGATCATCCGCAAATACGGTCTCGGCAAGCTGCCGCTGGAATCGGTCCTGAAGCGCTCGATCGGCGTCGAGCGCACGGTGGAGCAGGGCGAGTATTTCTGCATCGCCCACAATGATTGCGTTGATGAGGCGATCCGCACCGAGGCGGGCAGCGTCGGGCTGATCGTCACATCGATCCCCTTCAGCAATCACTACGAGTACACGGCCAGCTACAACGACTTCGGCCATACCGACGACAACGAGCATTTCTGGCGGCAGATGGATTTCCTGACGCCAGAGCTTTTCCGGATCCTGAAGCCCGGTCGCATCTACGCCTGCCACGTCAAGGATCGCATCCTGTTCGGCAATGTCACCGGCGCAGGCCTGCCGACCGTCTCGCCATTCCATGCTGAGGCGATCTTCCACGGCCTGAAACACGGCTTCGACTATTGCGGCATGATCACCGTCGATACCGACGTCGTCACCGAGAACAACGGCAACTACCGGCTCGGCTACACCGAGATGCTGAAGGACGGCAGCAAGATGGGCGTCGGCTCGCCTGAATACGTGCTGCTCTTCCACAAACCACAGACTGACCGAACGAAGGGCTATGCCGACGAGCGCGTTGCCAAGGATCGGGAAGAATACAGCCTGGCGCGCTGGCAACTCGATGCCCATGCACATTGGCGTTCAAGCGGCAACCGGCTCCTGACCCGCGAGGAATGGGCGCAGATACCGCCGCGCTCCGTTCCCAAGGCATTCCGCGCCTACAGCGATGCCACGGTCTACGATCACGAGGAAGTCGTGGCGATTGGCGAGGTCCTGCAATCGAAGGACCGTCTGCCGACCGAATACATGGCGCTGGCACCGGTCTCGCACTCGCCATGGATATGGTCGGACGTGGTGCGCATGCTCACATTGAACGGCAGCCAGTCCAGCCGGAACGTCGAAAAGCATATCTGCCCGCTCCAGTTCGACATCGTCGATCGCCTGATCGACCGATATTCCAACCCCGGCGATGTCGTCTACGACCCGTTCGGCGGGCTGATGACGGTTCCCTACCGCGCGATCGCCAAGGGCCGCTACGGGATGGCCTCGGAACTCAACGAGGTGTCGTTCAAGGATGGTCTCTACTACTGCCGGGAGGCAGAGGCGAAGCGGAACGTGCCAAGCCTATTCGACCTGATGGAAGCGCCTTCTATCGAGCCAAGTATCGATGATCTGACGTCGGAGGCAGTGCGATGAACGAAGCACGCGTCCGCGCCGTCCAGGTCTTCAACGGCTGGGAAGGCCACTTCAAGAAGATGCACAAGGCCGGCTGGTTCCCGGTCGAGGTCAACGGCATCGCGCAGCTGTTCCCCAGCGAAGCCGACGCGAAGGTCGCAGCCTACGAGGCGATGACGAAGCACCACTTCGGAGACGGCATCCTCAGCGATGGCGAGCGCACGAGCGCGACAAGGTCGAAGGCCGAAGAACTCTTCGGCGCGATCTTCAGGCGCGGGCGCAAGATCGAGGTGGTGCGGCGATAATGGTTGCTCCCATTGACATGGTCGGAAAGCGGTTCGGCAATCTTGTGGTTCTGCAGCTGGCGGACGAGCGGCGAGACAACAAGCGTTGCTGGGTATGCCTTTGCGACTGCGGAAACGAGAAGGTGATCATCGGCAAGAACCTGCGTAATGGTCAGGTGAAAGGTTGTGGCTGCCTCGCCGGTCGTCCGGCATCTTTCGGTAGCTTCCATCATGGGCTTTCGCGTTCACCGACGCACACAAGCTGGCGCGGTATGATCGACCGATGCACCAACCCGAAGCACGGCTATTACGAATACTATGGTGCGCGCGGCATCACTGTTTGCGATCGCTGGCGAAACTACGAAAATTTTCTTGCCGACATGGGCGAGCGGCCAGATGGAACGACGCTCGATCGCGTCGATAACGACGGCAATTACGAGCCCGGCAATTGTCGATGGGCAACATGGGATGAGCAGGGCGCGAACAAGCGCAAGCCGAAGGATCGGCGTGCAGCATGAGTTCGGACCAGTTTGCACGCTGTATGGAAGCGGTCGCCTTGGCCGTGCTGCCCGAGTTCTTGGGGGAGCCTAACCGCGCGCTTTCGTCGCCCGGCAGGGAATGGCGATGGGGCAAAAACGGCAGCGTATCTGTCGATTGCGTCAAGGGCGTCTATCAAGATCATGAGGACGGCACCGGTGGCGGCGTGTTGGACCTTCTCCAATCGTATCGCGGGTATACCAAGATCGAAGCCGTCGAATGGCTGCAAGAGCAGGGCCACATTGAACGTCGAGAGCGGCAGAATGAACATGCCAATGGCCAAGACGCTGGATCGCCACAAGGGAAGTTTGCGGGCTTCATGGACACATGGCCCGTCGCCACATTCCAGTATTTCGATGACAAGGGGCGGCTGGCCTATGAGGTCCTGAAATTCGCGAAGACCGCTCCGCGCCGCTACATGCAGCGCCGCAAGCATCCGGCCGGGAAGGGTTGGATATGGGGATTGCAGGGCGGCACCTACGGGCAGGTGAAGTCGGGCGACTGGTTCAAGGCCAAGGAAGGCAAGCATTATCAGGCGGAAGAGACGTTCGATGATGCGGTCCGCTGGCTCTACCACCGCGACGAGGTCCTGAAAGCCAAGGCCGATGGGCGGCCGGTCTATCTCTGCGAGGGCGAAAAGGACGTCGAGACCCTGCGGGCATGGGGATTCACGGCCACCACCAACGCCGGAGGCGCAAAGTATTGGAGCGAGCAGTTCGACGACGACCTCGCCGGCGCCGATGTCGTCATCCTGCCCGACAATGACGATGCCGGCCGGCAGCGCGGGCTGATTCGCGGCGGCGGGCTATCCGGCCGGGCGAAGTCCGTTCGTGTTCTCGACATCTCGCTCCACTGGCCCGATGCGCCGGTCAAGGCGGACATCACCGACTGGAAGGATCAGGCTGGCGGGACCGCTGATGGTTTCAGCGAATTGGTGGAGAAGGCGACCAAATGGACGCCGGTGCGGCCGCGCGAGTTCGGTGCCTACTATCATGACGAGATCGACGGTCCTTCTCTCGCCTATGACTATCTGATCGACGGGCTGCTCACGACGCGCGGGCGATCAGTCATCGGCGGCCCCTCGGGATCGGGCAAGTCGTTCCTGGCCCTGCATGCAGCCTACTGCATCGCCCGCGGGCAGGAGTTCTTCGGTCGGCATGTCGAGCGTGGCGGCGTGATCTATCAGGCTGGTGAGGGCGGGCTCGGAATGAAGAAGCGCCAGAAGGCCTACCGCAAGCATTTTCAGGTGTCGGATGACGAGGATGTTCCGTTGGTCGTTCTGCCGGCGAAGGTCGACCTCTTCGCCCGCGACGGCGACACCGACAGGCTTATTTCGACCATCAAGGCGATCAAGCTGACGATGGAGCATCCATTGCGCGTCGTGTTCATCGATACGCTCGCCACGGCCACCATCGGCGCCGACGAAAACAGCGGCAAGGATATGTCGGTGGTACTCGCCAACATCGCCCGCATCGAAGAGGAGTGCGGCATCCACGTCTGCCTCGTCCACCATATGAACGCCGACGGCAAGAAGCTGCGCGGTCACACCTCAATCCACGCGAATGTCGACACGGTCATTGTGGTGACGGCCGACGAGACGACGAAGATCCGGACCGCGCGCCTCGCCAAGCAGAAGGACGACGAGGACGGCATCAAGATACCGTTCACGCTGGCGTCTGTCGTCGTGGGCACCAATCCGAAGACCGATCGGGAGGTCACGAGCTGTGTCGTGCTCACGGTCTCCGAAAAGGATGCACTCAAGAAGGAGCAGCAGCAGTTTGGCTATTCGGTCCGGCCGAGCGAGGAAGCGCTGCTTATCCCGATGTTCCGGGCCATCAAGCGCTACGGCAAGTTTATCGCTGACGCGAAGGAGGGCCCCGCCGAGGCGGTCGGTAAGCACGTCGTCGACTTCAGTCATTTCCTCGACGTTGCCGTCGAGATGGACGCCAGCGAGAGCGACAAGGCTGCGGCGCGTGTCAAGATCCGAAAGGCGTTCGAGCGCAACACCAACTACCTTATTAAGCACCAGGTGATCGCCTTCAAGCGCGTGAGCGAAAAGACCGGGCTCCTTTGGTGGACCGGAAAGCCAATCCGAGGTTTCCCAGAAACATTCCCGGATAGGACATTCCCGGGACAAACCCGGGACATTTCCGAGACAAATCAGGTCGCGCCCCTGTCGCTGGGCGAGCGCGACCTGCTTGACGAGAGCATCCAGCTATGACCGTCCGTGTCTCGACTATGCCCTTCGGTGACCGCTACTGCGCGGTATTCCATGCGCCCGGCCGGCCGGACGAATTCCTTGTCGACGAAGCCGGCAAGCCGAAGAAATTCGCCACAGCTACCGAAGCCCTGCGGCAGGGACGCAAGGCTCTGTCGCCGGCCAACCAGCCAGCACTTATCCATGTCGATGCCGATCCGTTTGGCATTCGCGCATGGCGCTCCCAGAAAGACGAAGCCCTGCGATCTGAGCGCGAGCGCGTATTCGGAACATCGGGGCCAGCATCGATCGAGCGCGCCGGTCGCACCATCGTTATCGAGCGGAGGCGGCGCCGATGAAGGACGTGCCCTCCCATGTCCAGCGCCTTTGCGATGAGTTCAGCGTCCGGATCGTGCACAAGCACCGATATCCCGGGCCAGGAGAAACCCGCGCAATCGCTACCATCGACAGGATATGGCGACGGTTCGGGGAGGATCATATCCGGCTCGTTTTCACGACGCTGGTCGAAACCGCCAACAACAAGATCCTACTGGATGAGGTTGGCCTGTGGATGGCGTCGGACATGGTGCGCAAATGCCAGCCGATCATCGAGGACCGAGCGGGAGAGTGGCTTGATCTATGGGACGAGATACCGGCTGGTGACCTGCAGTTCGTCGCCCAGGAGCTTCGCGGCCATGTTTCACAACGCGCCGCACTTGGTGGTATGATTTATGAGCGCATCTATCGCCGGTTCGGTCCCTTTGCCGACCAACTCGACCTCTTCGATGATCTGAGGCGGAAATGACCATCGGAACGATTAGCATCAGGACGGTCAAAGACCTGCTCGTCGATGCCGTGCGCCTCGACCGTGAAATGCACGAGCATATCGGGCCTCCTCGTCTGCGCGCACAGCAAATTCCCTACGAACATGATTTTGCTGACAGGGCAGGGTGGGGAAAGGCGATTGGCGACAGGAAATGCCAACTTGCCGCGGATGATGCCGACCCATACGGTCCGAAAGGCCAGTTCAGCCGCGAGTTCTGGGAACAGTTCGATCGCGATCCGACGCCGGCAGAGATGTCGCGCGCCCAGATTGTGCACGGTTGGATCATGCTGGTAGATGATGAGAAGGAACGTCGCGCCCTCATTGGGTGGCTGCATTCCAAGGTTGGGGGCAAAGCTTTTCGGCGTTGGTGCAAGCAGATCGAGGGCATCAGCCAGACCACCGGCTTAAAGCGAAAAAATCGCGCGTTGGAGAAAATATTCCTCTCGGTTCGCGGGAGTGATCGCCTGCATACCTTCAGCGCACTGCCGGAGGGGTTGCTGTCAGGACAGGATTTGGGCGATGTTTTGGCTACCATCGCAACAGGTGCGAACGACATCGAGGGGATCGACAGATGGGCTGCGGCTGACGCAATAGCCAGCATCGAAATCCGCTATGAAAGTGATCGCACGGGGGATCGCTCAGTCGAAGTGTCAGCGTCGGAGTTTACGTGGGCAGCGAAGAGAAATGCTAGACGCCGCCAGCGGGAGGCTGCCAAGCGAAAACAGGCCCAAAACGGGTAGAGCCGCAAATCCTGTCAAGAGAAATTTAGCGGACAAAACCGGGACATTTCCCGGACATTTCCCGGACAAATGGCGCCGGGCCGTCGAATCACGAAAAACCCATGGTACGCATTTCGCGTTCCTCCCCTCGCGTAGACGCCAAGTTCTGATCTGCTGAGCCACCCGGCCGGCGGGCCGAAAGCCCGCCTGGCCAAGGCAGTGCGCGGCATCTCAAGGTAGAGCACTACATCAGCAGGATTCCATCGGTCGCGTCAGAATTTCAGCGAGACAATCGACTGAAGGGTGATCGCAAGGCCTGCAAACGCCGCGCCTCCGGCGTTGAGACGTCCGATTAACTTGATGCGCTTTAGAACATGATCGGGCGCCCCGCTCAAATAGGCAGCAGGAGCTGGGAAGTTCAGAACAGACGCCCAAAACCATAGCCCGGCCGAGATAAAGCCGGATCCCGCCGCCAAAATCTGAAGTGTTGTCATGTCTGTTCTCCCAAACCCAAGGCATGAAGCATTCGCGCAGTCGCTCGCAAAGGGCAAGACTGCAATCGAGGCATATGCGGACGCTGGGTATAAGCCGAACCGCTCCCATGCTTCGCGGCTGGTAGCAAAGGGTAACGTCACCGCCCGCGTCGCCGAGCTTCAGCAGAAGGTCGCCAAAAAGGTCGAGGTGACCGTCGAGAGCCTGGCCGGAGAGCTTGAGGAAGCCCGCGCGCTGGCCCTGACCGAGAGGCAGACATCTGCCGCGGTGCAGGCCACCATGGGCAAGGCCAAGCTGTTTGGGCTCGGCGTTGAAAACCGCCGACTCAGCGGGTCGGTGCAGGTGGTGACGATCACGGCAAAGGATCTGGACGGCCTGACCGAAGATGAACTTGCCATTCTTGAACGTGCCTATCCGATCCTCCAGCGGATTGGCGTTTTCGGCGGCACTGGCGGAGCAGAGGCAGAAGAGGGCGGCTGAGGCCGAACGCGAGCGCATTGCCAAGGATGCCGAGCGCATCCGGGCGCGGTGCCAGACACTTGAAGGCTTCATCAGGGAGGCGTGGTCGGTCGTAGAGCCGTCGAGCACTTTTGTGCACGGCTGGCACATCGATGCGATCTGCGATCACCTCGAAGCGGTGACGAACGGCCAGATCAACCGGCTGTTGATCAACGTGCCGCCCGGCACCATGAAATCGCTGATCACTGGCGTTTTCTGGCCCGCATGGGAATGGGGTCCGAAAGGCCGGCCTGCGCTGCGCATCATCGGATCGTCCTATTCCGAGGACTATGCGACCCGCGACAACCGCCGCATGCGTGATCTGGTCACCTCTGACTGGTATCAGGCGCTGTGGGGCGACACGGTCAAGCTGACGCGCTCGGGTGAGCGGTCGTTTGCCAACACCAGGACCGGGTTTCGGCAGGGTGTGCCGTTCTCGCGGCTCACTGGCGGTCGTGGCGATAGGCTGATTATCGACGATCCGCATTCGGTCGATGGTGCCGAGAGCGAGGCGGATCGCCTCTCGACCGTCCGAACGTTTCGGGAATCGGTCCCGACTCGTCTGAACGATCCGGAGCGGTCTGCCATCATCGTCATTATGCAGCGCCTGCATGAGGGCGATGTGTCAGGCACGATACTGTCGCTCGGGCTCGGCTATGAACACCTGATGCTCCCAATGGAGTATGAGCCGGAGCGCCAGTGCCGAACATCGATCGGCTTTGTCGATCCGCGGAAGGAAGATGGGGAATTGCTCTTTCCCGAGCGCTTCCCGCGCCATGTGGTCGAGCGCGACAAAATACCGCTCGGCTCATACGCCGTTGCCGGCCAGTTCCAGCAGAGGCCGGCGCCCCGATCCGGCGGCATGTTCCAGCGTGGCGATTTCGAAATCGTCGATGCGGTGCCGGCCGGAGCGAAGCGGTGCAGAGCGTGGGACTTCGCGGCATCAAAGCCAAAACCGGGCAAGCAGCCGGATTGGACCGTGGGCCTGAAGATGGCCTACGCCGACGGTATTTTCTACGTCGAGGATATCAGGCGGGACCGATGGTCGCCGTCCGACGTGGAGAAGAACCTGAAGAATGCGGCAACGCAGGACGGATTGGGCGTCAGTATCCGCATGCCGCAGGATCCGGGCGCGGCCGGCAAGGCCGATGCTGCGACCAAGGTAAAGCTGCTGGCTGGCTATTCTGTGAAGGTGCAGCCGGTTTCGGGCGACAAGGCCACGCGAGCCACCCCGGCATCGGCCCAGGCAGAGGCCGGAAACGTAAAGCTGATCCGCGCCCCGTGGAATGAGCCGTTCCTCGATGAACTCTGCTCCTTCCCGAACGGGCAGCATGACGATCAGGTCGATGCCTTCGCTGATGCGCTGAACGAACTAGCCTTGAGCGTGGATGCTGAAGCCGCCGTTGTCGAAACAGGATTCTATTGATGGCTTTCGATCCGACTTCCCGGCATCCGGCGTATGAGGAATACCTGCCGTCATGGCAGCTCATGCGCGATGCCATGGCCGGCGAGGACGATATCAAGAAGGCGGGCGAGAAGTACCTGCCGATGAAGTCGGGCACGAGGGCTATCGAGAACCCGGAACTGCGCGCCGCTGCCTATGAGGCGTATAAGCTTCGTGCCGAGTTCCCAGAATTGCTTGCGCCGACGGTTCGGGGTGCGGTCGGTACCATGCTCGACGATCCGGCGAAGATCGAACTGCCAGCCGGACTGGAGCCGCTACGCGAGATGGCGACGCGCGACGGTCTGACGCTCGATGCCCTCCACCGGCGCATCATCACAGAACAGATGGTGACAGGGCGCTATGGCATATTGCCGGGCGTCACCAAGTCTGGAAGCCCGTATCTCGCCGGATACATCACCGAGGCAATCACGAACTGGGACACGGATGATGAGCAGCGGCCTGACTGGCTGATGCTCAACGAAACACGGCTTGTTCTGGATCGGTCGACTGGCGACTGGTCCACACTCGAGCAATATCGCGAATGCTATGTCGAGAACGGCCGCTACATGGCCCGCGTATGGACAAAGACCGGCGGGACGTGGAAGGTTGATGAGCCGGTCGAGGCGGCAAATCGCAAGCGCCAACCGTTGGACGAACTGCCTTTCATCTTTGTCGGCACAAGCGACCTGACGCCGGATCCTGACGATGTGCCGCTGTATGGCCTCGCCAAGCTTGCCGTGCGGGTTTACAGGCTCGACGCCGATTATACCTTCGCGCTGCACATGACGTCCGAGCCGACGCCCGTGGCGATCGGCTTCGATGATCCGAAGGAGGCCGTAAAGCAAGGGAGGGCGCCGACGACGCTCGGCTCTTCCAAACTCTGGATACTCCCGGCCGGCGGCGACGCGAAGTATCTGGAGTTCTCCGGCCCCGGCCTTGCGGCGCAGGAAAAGGCAATTCAGTCCAGCCTCGATCGTGCCGTCATCTTCGGCGCGAACCTGCTGGCAGACACGCAGCGCACCGCGGAATCGGGCGAAGCGATCAAGCTTCGGCTCGGCAACCAGACGTCGACGCTGAAGACGGTGCTGCTCACGGCATCGGCCGGCTTGGAAAAGGCGCTGAAGAACTTGGCTGTGTGGATGGGCGAGGACCCGAACAAGGTTGTCGTGACGCCGAACGTCGATTTCTTCGACCATACGGTTACGGCACAGGAGATCGATGCCATCGTGCGCGGGTGGCAGGCCGGCGCCTACTCGTGGCGGTCGGCGTTCTCCCGGCTCCAGAAGGGTGGCGTGATCCCCGAGGACCGGACGCCAGAGGAAGAACTGGAAATGATCGATCAGGATGAGTTCGAGCGTGAGGATAAATCGGCCTCGTTGATCCCACCGAACCGACAGCCTGAACAACAGCAGTAATTTCATCGCCCGCCCATCGAGGCGGGTTTTTCATGCCGGCGATGCCGGCTTTCAGCACAGGAGAAAGCCCGATGGGCCTCAAAGCACTGCTCGAAAAGATCGACGATCTGCCCGAGGAAACCCGTTCGCTCTATATGGAGCAGAAGGCGGGCGACAAGACCGTCTACGTCCTCGACATCGAGGATATCGACAACCATCCCAAGGTGCGCGGCGTCATCACCGCGAACAACGAGAACAAGCGTAAGCGCGACGAATACAAGGCGAAGGTCGATGACCTTGAAGCCCGTGTGTCTGCGCTGCCCGAGGACTTCGACGCCGACGAATGGGCGCGGCTCAAGGCTGGGGAGGGCGGTAAACCCGACGAAGCGATCCAGGCGCTCAAGGATCAGCACGCCAAGGCCGTAGAGGCTCTGAAGGCGAAGCATGCAAAGGACCTGGCCGACAAGGATGCCCTGATCGGTGAACGCGACGGTTATATCGATCGCACGCTGATCGACGGCGGGCTGAAGGATGCCCTTCTGGACGTTGGCGTGAATCCCGACCTCCTCGACGGGGCTCTCGCGAGCCTGCGCGGCAATGTGAAGGTCCAGAAGGCCGATGACGGCAGCCGCTCGGCAATTGTGGAAACCGATCTGGGTGACGTGCCTGTGACCGATTTCGTCAAGGAATGGGCCGGGGGCAGGGGTAAGGCTTATCTCGGCAAACCGTCCGGGCCCGGTGGCGAGGGCAATAACGGCGGCGGGCGCGGCGGCATCAAGGTTCCGGCCGGTGACTTCGGCGGTGACCGCGACGCCCGCACCAAGGCCATTGCCAACAAATTCCCGGAACTCTCCGGCAACTAAGGCTCGCGGCGCCTGAAGCTGCGGTCCCGTGTCCTCGAAGAGGCGCGGGCATTGGGCGATGCCCGCTTCCTCAACTCACTGACACGAAAGGAGAGAGCCATGTCGCTTTCGCAGATGCAGGTCTTCAACAAATACTTCATGCCGGCGACGATCGAGACGCTGGCGCAGATGGTCGACAAGTTCAACGGGGCTTCGGGTGGTGCAATCCGCCTGACCACGGAGGGCTTCGAGGGCGATTTCCTTCAGGAATCGTTCTATGCCGCTATCCATTCGGCCCGTCGCCGTGTGGACCGCTATGCATCCAATGCCGCGGCTTCGCCCACGGACCTGACGCAGCTCAAGCACTCCTCGGTCAAGGTGGCCGGCGGCTTCGGCCCGGTTCGTTACGAGCCGTCGCAGATGACATGGCTTAACAAGCCGACCGCCGAGGGCGTCGAGGTCGCATCCCGCAACTTCGCCGAGGCGCTGCTTCAGGACCAGCTGAACACGGCTATCGCCGCGCTTGTGGCCGCGATCAGTAATCAGGGTGCAGCGACCACGGTCGATGTCTCGACCGGCTCCGGCGCCAAGCGGGTCGATTACCTCGCCGTGAACGAGAGCCATGCGAAGTTCGGCGACCATTCCAGCCTGATCGTTGCTCAGGTCATGGATGGTGTTGCCTATCACAACTTCATCGGTCAGAACCTAGCGAACTCGAACACGCTGTTCCAGGCCGGCAACGTCCGCGTTGTCGACATTCTGGGCCGCGTGTCGGTCGTGACCGATGCTCCGGCGCTCTACTCGGCCGCCACGACCTCGCCGGTTGTCGCCGCCAAGCGCCGTGTCCTGTCCCTCGTCGCTGGTGCGGCGACCGTGACCGACAGCCGCGACATCATCTCGAATATTGAGACGAGCAACGGCAAGGAGCGCATCGAGACCACGTTGCAGCTGGATTACAGCTTTGGCCTCGGGCTTAAAGGCTTCACATGGGATGAAGCCAACGGAGGCAAATCCCCCTCGGATGCTGAGCTCGCGACTGGCTCCAACTGGGACCTCGTTGCGTCCTCGGTGAAGCACACCGCAGGAACCTTGGCCGTTGGCCTTGCATAAGGGCTGAAAGCCTTTAGAATCAACGAGCCGCCATTGGTTTGCAGACCTCTGGCGGCTCTAACCATAACCCGAACATTGGAGGTTCGAGGTGGCTAAGGCCAGAAATACAGCGCGTCCATCGCTGACGCAATCTCGTCTCAAGGAAGTTCTCTCATACGATCCAGAGGCCGGCGAGTTTCGTTGGCTGGTATGCACGTCAAATCGCGCACCGGCAGGCTCTCTTGCCGGCAGTGTGAGTAGTGCGCTCGGCTACCGCCTGATCGGCGTCGATGGGGTCAGATACTTCGCCCATAGGCTTGCATGGCTCTATATGACCGGCTCATTCCCGGCCGAGCAAATCGACCATGCCAATGCGGATCGATCCGATAATAGGTGGGCGAACCTTCGGGCTGCTTCCAAGGCCGACAACATGCGCAACATTGGCATGAGGTCCGACAATAGCAGCGGACACACGGGCGTCGGCTGGCATGCGCAGACGGGGAAGTGGCGTGCCTACATCGCGCAGGATGGGCGGACGATCCATCTAGGTCTTTTCGATACGAAGGATGCGGCGCTGGCGGCGCGTAACGAAGCCGCAGCGAAAGCATACGGGGAGTTTCATATCCCCTCATAGTCGTCGGGGATTTATGAAAACTGCACTTTGCCTTGGCGGCGCGGCTGGCGTTCAAGACGAATGGACCGCCGCGCTGGACTTGGCCGATTTTGATTTCATCGTTGCATGCAATGACGTGGGTGCGATCTGGCCGGGCAGGCTGGACGCGTGGGTTACGCTGCACCCCGAACATATCACTCGCTGGCGGGATCAGCGCCGCGCGAACGGCTTTGCAGATGCAGCGCGCTACCTCGTTCACGGAGACTATCCGCCGATATGGGCCGAGTTGGTCGAATTCCGGTTCCCGGGGCAGGGCGACAGCGGATCGTCCGGGCTGTTTACGGCAAAGGCAGCGCTGATCGATCTGGGAGCCGACAGGGTGGTGCTTGCTGGCATTCCTCTGGTTCGCAGTTCGCATTTCTTCGATGCCGTCCAGTGGGAAGCAGCTGGCGGGTATCGCACGGTGTGGGAAGCGCTTCGGTCTGAATACCGCGCCCGCATCAGATCCATGAGCGGCTGGACCGCGCATTTCTTCGGAACCCCGACAACCGATTGGCTGGCGACCGGCTCGACTGATGCCGATGCACCCGGTCCGACATTGGAGCAAACCAGAATGAGCAAGGTCAAACTCGACAAGATCGCCTACGAGCCGCACCCGGTTTCGTTGGAGCGTAAGAAGGAACTGAACGCCAAGGGCTTCAAGATCATCGATGCAAGGTTCAAACCTGCCGATGCAAAGCCGGCTGAGCCGGAAAAGATCGAACTCGGCACCGACAGCGGCGAAGGGCTGAGCGATGATCATCTGCGCTCTGCCATCGAAGCCGCCACCGGCCAGAAGCCGCACCACCTGCTCGGCAGGGCAAAGCTGGTTGAGCAGTTCAACGCGCTGAACGCCGTGGCGGCTGGCGAGGAATGACCAATGGCCGATCACTACGGCGACCTTCCCGGCGCATTGGCCTACCATGAGGCGCGCGGCAACGCCGCTTGGTCAGCTGCTGGCGTCACTGATGCGCAGCGCACTGCCGCCCTTGTCCGCGCAAGCTCTGCTCTGGATGGCATCTATGGTGACCGCTTTGCCGGCCGTAAGACAGGAGGCCGATCGCAGGCATTGGCGTGGCCCAGAACAGGCGCATACGACCACTGCGCAAGCGAAGACATACCGAGCGATGAAATCCCTCAGGAAGTCGTCAACGCGGCCTATGAGATTGCATTGGCGGAATTGCTACAGCCGGGGTCATCATCACCTGCGGTGACGCCGGGGCGGCTGGTCAAGCGGCAGAAGGTCGACACGATCGAGCGCGAGTTCTTCGGCCCGAGTGACGGCGTTCCAGGTGCGGCCGACGCGATGCGCCCGGTTCTGATGGCCGTCGAGGATGCGCTGCGCTGTGTTCTGTCTCGTGCTGGCGGCGCGTCTGTCGATCTCTTGAGGGTGTGATGGCCGGCTTCTATGACGAAATGGCCGACATGGCCCGTGAACTGCTGGCGCCAGAGAGTGCCGGCGGTCTCGGGCAGGGCGTCATCACCGTGGAGCGCATTGAGCAAGAGCCGATGCCCCCGGATTGGCCCACGTGGGAGCCGTGGGAAGGCGTAGAGACGCTCAAGACCTACCTCCTGCGCGGCGCGATCTCTGGTGTCAGCAAGGAACTCGTCGACGGCACCACGATCCTCGCGTCCGATCAGATGCTGATCTGTGCCGACTGGATGGCGCTGATATCGACGCAGACGGGCGAAGATGACCCGGTAGCGTCGAACACCATCGTGCCGTTTGATTTAGCCGTGCCGGACGTCGTCAACGTCGATGGCCTGCCGTTCACCACGCTGCAGCGCGTGCCGGTGCCGGGCGCGGGCGTAAAGGCCGCACACAAGTTCATCATTCGAGGCTGATAGATGCTCAAGCGCCTTTCCGCCCGTGAATTGCTCGAGCAGGTCGCAGCCGACTTCGATCCGCAGGTTCGGCTTGCCTGGATCGAGGCGATTGATCGCATCCGGTCGAACATCGTCCTGAAACGCATCGTCGAGCGACTGGAGCGCGGCGACGTGGCCGGCGTGGTTGCGGATCTCGGGATCGAGGACGGTGTTTTCGCCAAATTCGAGCAGTCGCTCTTGCAGGCATACCATGCCGGCGGCATTGCCACGGTGGACAGCATGCCGTCGCTGCGGGACCCCTCGGGCAACCGCGTTGTGTTTTCGTGGGGCGTGCGCAATCTGCCGGCCGAACAGGCCATGCGCGATCACGCCGCGCGGCTGGTCACGGGCATCGTCACCGAGGCGCGGGAGGGCATTCGCGACGTGCTGGTCGATAACCTCTCGCGCGGGCAATCGCCATATGATGCCGGCAGGCTGATCGCCGGTCGCGTGAACCGCGTCACCGGACGCCGTGAGGGAGGTCTGATAGGTCTGTCTCGTCCGCAGATGGAAACTGTTGCCCGGATCGAGCGCGCCATGCGCGGGGGCGACGTGGCCTATATGCGAGACTATCTGACCTTCGCCAACCGCGATAAGCGGCTGGACAGGACGGTCCTGAAGGCGATCCGCGAGGGCAAGGGGCTTGCTCCGGAGGATTCCGAACGGATTGCCAGGCTCTATTCCAACAAGGCGCTGAAGTACCGGGCGGACACGATTTCCATTCTGGAGACGCATTCGGCGCTGGCCCGGTCGAAGCGCGATGCGTTCCAGCAGCAGATTGATGACGGCAAGCTCGATGCCGATCTCGTCACCAAGAAATGGCGGCGGACGGTCAGCCGGGAGCCACGCCTCGAGCATCTGGCGATGGCGTCCCAGCCCGCCATTCCGTTCAGGGCGAAGTTTGTTCTGCCGGACGGTTTCCAGTGTGACGGGCCGCACGATCCGAACCTGCCGGCGCGGCACACCATCGGCTGCAAATGCTCGGTAGACTACCAGATCGATTTCACCGGCCAGGCCCTGCGCCGATACAGGGAGCGCACGGGTGGCTAACACCTTCGCTGCGACGATCGAGGGTTGGACCCGGCGCGTGAAGGAAGCCGAGGAAGCGGTTTTCCGCGAAGCCGCCCAGGAACTGGTCAAACAGTTGAACGACCAGATCACGGAGATGGTCTACGACACGCCGGAGACGCCGAACTATCGGCGGACGGGGTTCTTGCGCGCCTCACTGATGGCTTCGACCGACGCTATGCCGCAGTTGGTCCGCGACAATCCGGGCGTAGCAGTCAATGCGGACACCGGCGATGTGATCCTCGTCATCGCTGGCGCCGAACTCGGAGACACGATCTATCTCGGCTACACGGCCCGATATGGACTGTTCGTGCATCGTGGAGCCAATGGCCGCTCGCCGCGCCCATGGGTCGATCTTGTCGCCCAGCGCTGGCAGCAGATCGTTGCCGAGAAGGCGGCGATGGTGAAGCAAAGGTTCGGGCTATAGCCATGCCAACCGTCGAAACGAAGATCTCGCAGGCCATACAGGCCCGCGTGGCGAGCCTGCCGTTGCCGTATCCGGTTTTATGGACCGATGACGAGCCTGCCTCGCCACCGACGTCTGGCGGCCAGCCCGCGCCCTATATCGAGGCGCACCACGAGCCGAATAGGACGGTGCGCCTCTTGATCAAGGCAGATGCGCCACACGAGCGGCCGGGCTTGCTCTTGCTCACCCTCTGCTGGCCGATCGCCAAGGTGGGAACAGGATCCGGCAAGACGCACAGGAACGCGGTCCGGGAACAAGCCGGGAAGATCGCGGCTCACTTCCCGGCCGGCCTGTGCATGTCCTTTCAGGGTGTCGGCGTCAACGTCACCAAGGCTCCTGATGTCCTCGGGGCATACCGCGATGATGCATATCTGCGGACGCAAGTTCGCATCAATCTGAGAACATTCGCATAGGAGGCTGCCATGTGCGCAGACTGTGAAGCGCGCCGGAAGATGGCCCGAGAGGCCCTTCTGAACGCGAGATTTAGCGAGGCGCTGGGCCATGTCGCCAAGGGCGCGGCCGAGATCCTTGGCATCAAGGAAAAGACCGGCGTGGAGGAACTGGCGGAACATGCTGCCCCGTCAGTGAAGTCGCGCAAACGGTAACCAGATCGATATTCCGGCGCTGACCGGATTTCCTGGCTCGCTTCAGCGGGCCTTTTTCATGCGCAGGAGCAACCAAAATGAGCGGACTTTATCCGGTCTCGGGATCGAAACTCTACATCGGCAGCCGTGTCACGGCCAAAGGCACGGTCACGCTGCCTGACTTCGCAAGCCAGGTATGGACCGAGGTTGGAGGATGGGCGAACGCTGGCGCCATTGGCGATACCCAGGAAGTTGGCGAGCAGGCGCTCATCAACGAAAAGCGCGTGCGCAAATTCAAGACGACGCTGAACGGCGGCACGATGGAAAACCAGTTCGTGCCGATGGCGCTCGATCCCGGTCAGGTCAAGTTCAAGGAGGCGATCGAGGCTTGCCAGCCGTACGCCTTTAAGATCGAGTGGGGCGCTGACTGCGCGCCTGAATCCGAAGTGACGATCAGCGTTGCAACGCCGGGCGTCGTGACATGGACTGGCCATGGGTTCGTTGCGGGTCAGCCCGTCGTGTTCTCGACCACAGGCGCACTGCCGACCGGTCTGACGGCCGGGACTGTCTATTATGTCGTCTCCTCAGGTCTCACGGCAGATGCCTTCTCGGTGGCGGCGACGCCGGGAGGAACTGCTGTCGATACGACCGCGGCCGGCAATGGGACGCACACGGCCGTCGCGCCTCCGCCCGGGATGACCGACATGTTCTATGGCCTTGCGCTTCCCGGCGCGCGTCAGGGCGGCGCTGCGGCAACCGCCCATCTGCGCAATTGGTCGATCGCAGTCGATTCGAACATCCTCGAAGTCTGATCCGCTTCGGCGGCTAGGGGCTGGCTGGAGGTGGTTCCGCCGGCCGGCCCCGCATGGAACCGGGAACCAAGGCAAAGATCATGGATATCAATGAAATCCTCCTGAGCGAAAAGGCCATCGCCGAAATCGATGATGGCGTATGGGTCGATGATAATCCGGAAGCCCCTGGCTTGCGGTTGAAGGTGCGCGGCTGGTCTTCCGAAAAAGTGCAGTCCCTGAAATCGTTCAAGGAACGCCGGGCCTCGCGCAAAGAGCGCGATGCGTCGGGAAACCTCGTCCATGCTGCTCAAATCCGCATCATTCGCGAAGTGGTTGCGGAGGCGGTTCTACTGGATTGGGAGGGCTTGACCGAAGGCGGCAAGCCAGTGCCGTACAGCAAGGAACTCGCCCGCAAATGGCTCACGTCCCGCACCGGTGACAAGTTCCTTGGCATCGTTTCTGATGCGGCTACGCAGGTTGATAACCGTCTCGAAGATGCGGCCGAGGAACTGGAAAAAAACTGACGGCCTGCCTGAGTTGGGCTCTGGAGAACCCGAACGCTCAGAAAGAGCGGGAGGCTTTCGCCCAGTTCGGGCAGGATATTCCGGATAGCCTTTGGCCGCCCGACTTCATCGCCGGCGCGTGGGCTTGGTTCTCCGCATTCTGGGAGCTTTCGTCTGACCGGCAGGTCGGCATGGGTGTCGGGCCGATCCAGTACAGTTCGATCAGGCTCTATACGTCTGGATGGCCACCAGACGAGACCACGCTGTTCACGCGCTGCATCCGCGCGATGGACCGCGTCTATCTCGATCATGCGAACAGCGACGGAAAGCCGAAGGAATTCTCACGAGAGATGTTCCGGGGGGCGTTTTCAGGGAAGTGATCAGAAGCGTGGCCAGCAAGCAGAACGGCAGGAGAATGGCAAATGGCTGAAGTGGCCACTCTTGGCTTGGAGGTCCACTCTGATCAGGTAAAAAAGGGCGCAGCGGATCTTGATCGTCTCACGGCTGCGGCCAAAAAGGCGGAAGCCGCGGCGGCAGGTGTTGCAGCGGCATCAGACAAAGCCGCCAAGGCGACGGCGAACATCACCACCGCGGCCGGCAAGGCCCGCATGCAGTGGGAAACTTATGATGAGGTCGTTGCCCGGACAGGCACGCGGATCAGGGACGCTGCCAAGGCTTCGGACGCAGCCACCAAGAGCGTTGCCAAACAGGCAGGAGCCGCACAGGAGGCAGCATCGAAGGCCACTGGCTATGGGAATGCAGTGGAGCAGGCGGGGCGCAAGACCGAACGGGCATCTATCGCGTCACAAGGCTTCGCGCTCGCGCTGGGTAAAGTGAAACAGGCGCTGGCCGGTATCGCCCTGAATGCGATTTCGGTCGGCGTAGGCATTCTCCTTGCCGAACTGGCGAAGATGGTAGATTGGGGTGCTGTCGCTGTTACAGCCCTCCATGGCCTGGCTGATGCTATCGAGGCCGTTGCCCCATATGCGGTCGGTGCTGCCGCTGCGCTCGCGCTCATCTATGCCCCGGCAATTCTAGCCGGTTTGGGTGCGCTGGCTGTGACAATATGGGGCGTGGTACAAGCTCTGGGCGCGGCAGCTTTGGCCTTTGTGGCTGCTAACCCGGCCGCCGCATTTGTCATCGGCATCACAGCGGCGATTGCAGCCGCAAACATCTTCAGGGACGAACTCGCGCAGATATTCGGCCGCGATATCGTTGCTGATGCTAACAATGCGGTGAACTGGGTAATCGGCGCGTTCGTCGGAGGCTTCAACGCCATCAAAGCCACCTGGTCAGCTTTGCCCGCTGCCCTTGGCGATCTCGTAATATCCACCGCAAACGCGGTGATCGGCGGTGTTGAAGGCATGATCAACAAGGTTGCCGGTTTGATCGACGGCTTCATCGGTAAGGTCAATTCCGCGATGAAGTCGCTGCCTTTCGGAATGGGCGACGATATCAACATCGCAACAATCGGCGAGTTCTCTCTGGGGCGCCTCGGAAATCCCTACGCTGGAGCATCGAGCGCCGCCGCCGATGCGGCAAAGGGGGCGTTCGGCTCGGCGATGGGGACCGATTATGTAGGCGCCACCTATGACGCCGTGGCGAAAGGCGCTTCCGCTGCCGCTGACAAAGTTCGTGAACTTGCAGGCAGTTTCAGCAATGTTGAAAGCGCGTCGGGACAGGCAGGAAAGGCTGCGGGTGATGCGGCAAAAGGGGCCACGGATCAGTGGAAAGGCTTGAAAGAGACCGTCGATAAGTCGGCTGAGGCGGCAATGAAATTTGCCCGCGATCTCGTAGGTGGTTTTGTTTCCGACCTCCGTTCCGGCTTGGAGCAGGGTAAAGGGTTCTGGCGGTCTTTCGGGGACGCCGCGCTCAACGCCCTCAACAAGATCGTGGACAAACTGCTGAATGACGTCCTTGACGCGCTTTTCCAAGTGAACAGCGCATCTTCGGGAGCAGGTGGCGGCGGAGGTTTCCTCGGCGGCCTGCTTGGCGGGATCGGCAAGATCTTCGGCTTTGCCAAGGGCGGTTACACAGGACCCGGCACGGACTCTCAGCCTGCGGGCATCGTCCATGCCGGGGAATACGTGTTCTCGAAGAAGGCGGTTGACCGGATCGGGGTCGGGCACCTCGACCGCGCCCACAAGGCGGCGAAGGGGTACATGGGCGGCGGCTATGTCCGAGCTTATGCGCCAGCCAACAGCAATCTTCGCGGCTACGATGTCGGTGGATATGTCACCCCGGCTCCCCAGTATCATGGCAATGCTGCCGTGGCGCAGGGTCGCGAGGTAATCGAGATCGTCTTGCGCGATGACAGTGGCCGCATGGCCGACATCGCCGACCAACGCATCCAGTTGGCATCCGGGCCGATGTTGGAGGTATCGGTTAACCAGAGCACCAGCATGAGCCGAAAGGGCCTGCCCGGCGCCAGCGGCTACTACCAGAAGCGCGGGACGATCTGATGAAGCGGAAAATCATCGATCTGCCGCGCTCCTTCGCGCAATTGACCAATGACTGGATCATCAACGTCCGCGGCAAGTCGGCCGGGGAAGGTGTGACCGGCACCGGGCAGGTGGCCTACGGCGCGCAACCCAGATGGGAAACGACCATCGATCTGGCTGCCATAGGGTGCGAAGGGCAGCGGACTTGGAACGCGATCCAGAGCAGCATGCGCGGCAGGATCAATGTGCTGCGCGTGCCCCTCATTGATCTTTGCCCCGTTGATCTGGGCATTCCGGGTCTTGATGAATGGTCGATTAGCCATATCCCGCACAGCGACGACACCCCGTTCTCTGACGGTGCCTACTATGCGCAGGAGCCGACTATCGTCATGCCGTCGCTCCTTGAGGCCGGTGCCGAGGAGATGACCGTGGATACGTCCTCAGTCAATCATGTGCTGGAGCCGGGCATGTGGTTCTCGCACGACGACTGGCCCTATCGGGTCACCGGCATGTGGGAAGGCGAGGGTGGGGCAACGACCTTCGCCTTTGAACCACCCTTGCGTCGTGACATTCCCGAAGGTCACGAGGTCACGCTACAGGCAACCGCTCTCATGGTCTTTGAAACCGATCTGGAAGGCCGGATGCCTCTGGAGCGAGGTCGGCTCATCACTGCTTCCGTGAAACTGCTCGAGTGGACCTCGCGCCCATGACGATGCCGTCCGAGTACGATTTTCGATCCGAGAATGTCGGCATCATCAACCTGATCGAACTGGACACCACTGTCGGCGTGTTCCGGTTTCTGCTGGGCGATGACGGTTGGTTCAAGGATCTGGCAGGCAACGTCTGGGTCGGATCACGGCTGATAAGCTGCTCCGAGGTTGAGTTCTCGATCAACGGATCGGCGCCGGGCATCGAACTGGGGCTGACCTTTATCCAGGATCCTGATCAGCCGGACCTCATTTCGGAAATACGGGCGCTTGGCAACGACGTCATCAAGGATCGGGAAGCTCGGTTTCTGATCCAGTATCTGGAGGCGACGAGCGAGTTCTTCCGTCCCGTCTACCAGCCGCAGCTTCTGACGAAGCGGAAGATGGTGAACCTCGGCTATTCGTTCGAGGGCCCGCAGATCAGGCGGATATCGCTGCAGGTGGAAGGGCCGTTCAACCTACGCGCAAAGCCGGTCGGCGGTCGCTACAATACGGCGGATCATTCGCGCCGGCTGGGATTACCTCCCGGCGTCATCAACCCATCGCTGGAATACATGCCGGTCCACGGCGTGGATGAGCAAAGTCTGTTCGGGCTCTAGGCAAATAACATCATGGACACCCTCTACGCCCATCTTCACCGGTGGATGGCGGAGCCTTTCGTCTGGGGCAAGTCGGACTGCATGCTTGTGCTGGCCGACTACCTCATTGCGCTCGGCTATCCCGATGCTGCCGCCAAATGGCGTGACCAGTATGACAGCGCGCTCTCCTGCCAGAAGGTCAGCGGGTTTCTGAATGATCCGGCTGGGGTGATGGGTGAGGCCGCCGCCTCGATTGGACTGGAGCCGACGAGCGGCCCCGACAGAGGCGATGTCGGTGTGGTGCGCATTCGCGATCAGGACGGCATCAAACTCATGGGCGCGGTCTGCCTCGGCAAAAATTGGGCGCTCAAGGGCGAGTACACCGTGGTCATTTGCAAGCCGCTCGAAATCCTTGCAGCGTGGAAGGTCGACCGTGCGTAAGACGCTCTACGCCGCCTTCCTGCTCGGCACGACGGCACTCTATCCGGCGCCGGCGCATGCCATGCCGCCAGTGGTCGGGTTCATCGGTGGCATTATCACGGCGTTGGGCGCTCCGGCCATTGGCGGTGCAATTGCGGGCGCCTTCGGTGGATTTTCTGCCGGAGCATTTGCGGCTGGCTGGGCGTTCGCGGGCTCGGCATTGGGTGGCTTGCTGCTCAATGCTGCCTTGTCTGTCGGCATTTCGGCTCTTGCGACATTGCTGCGACCGCGGCCTGATGCGCCGCCCAATCCGGGTGCGCGCATGGTCAATATGCGTCAGCCGATCAGCTTTTTCGAACATGCCTATGGGCTGGTCAGGAAAGGCGGCCCGGTCAATTTCTGGCAGGCCAAGGATGGCAAACGCTATTATGACGTGATCCTGGCTGCCCGTCAGATCAACGGGATCAGGCAATGGTTTGCCGATGAGACGGAATTCACTGTCGACGGTAATGGTCTCGCACAGCAGGCGCGGTTCCAATCTGACGGCCGGTCAAGGTTGCGGGTTGCTGCCTTTCTCGGTGCGGCAGGACAACTCGCTCCGGCACTCCTGGCAGACAATTTCCCGCAGTGGACCTCAGCCCATGACATGGCAGGGCTGGCCCATGTCGTTGCCGTAGCGGAAACGGTTAAGGCCGAAGACTTCTCAAAAGTCTATCCCGGTGGTCGTGAGCCGGTCATCGCGCCGGCGATCGAGGGCTATCTTTGCTACGATCCGCGCGACCAGCAGACGAAATGGACCACCAACGCTGCGCTGATCATTGCGGACTGGATCACCTCAAAAGACGGCCTCGACCGGGAAGTCGACTGGGATCAGGTCGCCATTGAGGCGGACGTATCGGACGAGATCATCCTTGATCGCAACGGCAATCCTGTCCGCCGCTGGCAACTCTCCGGCGTCTACTCATCGGCAGATGACCGCGACACGGTGCGCGCCTCGATGGGCGTTGCCTGCGATGCCTTCTTCTACGAGGACACCAACGGGGTTGTCGGTTTCAATGTCGGCCGCTTCATCCAGCCTGATGTCGAAATCACCGACGACGACATCCTGTCGATCCAGTACACGGAAGGGCAGGCAGGGACCGACATCGCCAATGCGTTCTCGGTCGAATACACCGAACCGGAGATAGGTTATCGCGAGGCGGCCAGCGCACCTTATGTGCTCGTTGTCCCCGATGAGCCCTACGAGGAAGACAGCCTGCGGGTTTACTGGAGCCCGAACCATAACCAGTCGATGCGCGTTGCGAAGCGGCTCCTGCTGGTGTCGCGGGCGAAGTACAAGATCAGCGGAACGCTCAAATATCACGGCATCCGGCTGATCGGTAAGCGCTTCTTCCGTCTGCGCCATCGAGAATTCGGCAATCTCGACCAGGTTTTCGAAGTCGACAAGCTGAAGCGCAACGAGGACGGCATCACATGGTCGGTAGAAGCCCACTCGGTGCAAGCTTCCGACTTCGCGTTCAATTCGGCCAACGAAGAACCGGAAAAGCCGAAGCGGACATCGATCGAGATATCATCCGATGTGCCGGCGCCGACGAGTGTAACGGCCGTCAGCCAGCCCTATGCAGGATCTGTCGCGATCCGTGTGGAGTGGGCAGCGCCACCCCGTGACAGCCTGTTGCATCAGGTGCGCTATCGTGTTGCTTCGCCGCCGGGTGAATGGACCACGCTCAACGCTCCGGTCGGTCAAAACCACCAGAACATCCTCGGCTTGCTCGATAATCAGACCTACCATGTCCAGGCCCGGGCAATGACCAATTCCGGCAAGGCATCGGAATGGGGCCCCGAGCCACCGATTGCCGTCACTGCCCGCGTCGATCCGGTGCCGCCGGGCCTGGTTGCTGGCGTCAATGCCGTTGGCGGAGCCGGCGTGGTGGATATCGATTGGACTGCACCGAATAGTCCGAACTATTTCGCCACGCTGATCTATCGCAATACGGTCAACGACCTCGGGTCGGCTGCATTGGTGGTGACCGAGTATGGCGCGCCAAGCGCCGCAGACAGTTGGCAAGACAGCGGCCTTTCGGCTGGCACCTATTATTACTGGCTGGTTGCGGCGAACCAGAGCGGCGTGCCTGCTAGCGCCGTTCCGACCGGCTCCATCATCGTCACCTGACAAATCCGACAACCTGACATTCAGCCCTGCTCGCCGGGGCGCTTTCGCATGGAGAACAGCATGGGGCAGATAGCCGACGCCTTTAAGCAGGCATTCCGGGATTTTGTGACCGATGGCGTCCCGGCCAGCGGGAAGAACAATCCGCGCAAATCCGAAGTGCGTGCAATCGGGCCGGTGGTGGAAGAGGTAATTGGTGAGATCGAGGTGAGCGTCGATGCCAATGTCGACGCCAAGGTCGCATCCGAAAAGCAGGAACGCGAGGCCGCCGACACGGCTCTTGGCGCCCGGATCGATAGCGTCGAGGACATCGCCTATACCAGCGCCGCCGTCTACGAGAGCGTCAATGCGGGCCTTGCCGCCACGACCAACGGCCAGCAGTTTCAGGTCCAGGTCGGCGATGACATCGTGCGATATCAGAACACGAGCGGAACCGCCGTCGAGGTGGCACGATATCCAAGTGCGTCATCCGTCGCCAGCCTTGGTATTCGCCTGGCAGTGTCTGAATCTCATATCGAGAATCTCGATTCCGCAGTTTCTGGGATGTTTACCGACCCTGCGCAGTCAGCTGCCAGCGGCGCAGCGTCTGCTCTTCCTGATGCGCCGTTGGCGTATCGTAAAATCCGTTTGGCCGATGGGACGCGGTTTGTTGTGCCCGTATACATTTCAATCGAAGAAATCGATCTGTTTGTTATCGTCGGGCAATCCAATGCAGAAGGTCGTGGCGATAGTTCCTTGTCGCCGACTGCGCTGGACGGGATCATGATCGTAGGCGGAGCTATCCAGCCCGGTCCTCTTGTCGATCCGGTTGGCGGCGCCCTTACCGGTTCGATGTGGCCGAGCTTCGCCAATGAGTGGTTTTCACAAACCGGGCGCATGTCAGCTTTTGTGGAGGCGGCCACTGGCGGGACCGCGCTAATACCTGACCAATCGGGATCCAACTGGTCGCCGTCCGGTAGCCTTCGCGCCGCAGCGGCAAATGCTGCAAATCAAGCCATATCAGCTATAAATAGTGCCGACGAATATACGCTCGGCACCGTGCGTTTTGTGTGGAGCCAAGGCGAGCAAGAGGCGGAAAGCATCAATGGAACGACAATAACCGGACCGCTTTACAAGACGGCTCTGGAGGGTCTGGCGACGTATTTCAAGGGGCAGGTTCCCGAAATGGTCGAAATGCTTGTCATCCGTACGGGGTCTCGCAATGACTATCAAAGGGCAGAAGACTGGGCGGCCATTCGCGCGGCGCAGGAATCTGCATGCAATGACAGCGACTTGCTTCGCATGGTCTATCGAGGCACGTATGGCTTCAACTATACGGGCCGCCGTTTTATGGTCGATCAGGTGCATTATGGTCAGATTGGACTCAATGAGGCGGGGAGACTATCGGCCAAGGTGGCGGCCAGCTCCGGTCCTGCTCCGGTCCCGATCGCTCCCTCTTTGCTGGCGAGCAATGCATGGATGGATACCGATATCAGTACGAGCAATAGCCGCACGGTCTCGCATACCACCGCTGTGGGTGCCAAAATGCTGGTTGTTGCGGTTGCCGCGGCGAGGACTGTCAATGCCAACACGACAACCCTTAACCCCGTCACCTTTGGTGGTCTGACAATGACCAAAGCTCTTGGGTTCACGTCACCAAGCAGTCTTGCCGCCTCTCGCGCTACGTCGCCGCTCGGTCGATGCGATGTGGGAATCTACTATCTGACGGAAGACCAAGTCCCTGGCGGGCTATCTGGTGTTGCCGGTGAGATCGTCGCATCTACCTCTGCGGCGATCCCCATCTTGTCGTTGTCAGTGTTCGATCTGAATAGCATTGCTTTACCCGACGTCACTATCTCCAACCTTCTTGCCGGCGACGTGTCCCCGACCGACACATTCTCAGTCTCCCTGTTCACAGGCGCGCCGGCGTTTGTTGTCGGCATTTGCTGCTCTGTGGCAGATAGCGGCGCGGCGCTGACGCATACGTTGACTGGGTTGACGGAGATTGCGGATGGAGGTGCGGCGGGGTCTGGCAGATCAGGCCAGGTTGCTTTCGGCTGGGCCAATGTAGCCGAAGTAGCCGGCTCGCCAATATCAGCTGTGCTGAGCGCGCCGGCAACTACAGGCCTGCTGCATGTTGCGGCCTTTCGGGGGTTGATTGAAGGTGAATAGCCATAGATGACGCAGCACAATGTCGGATTCATCCGGACATGATGATGTCAAGGGTCTCTGTCATTTACCCGGGATTGCTGGATTGATCTATATCAGTACTCATCAGTGGCCTGATCGCGCGAGACCAAGTGGAATATCCGCGCCCGTTCAGATGGACGCCATCATAGGTCATGCCCGGCCTGATGGCGCCATCAGCAGCCAATTCGCTGTTAAGATCGACAAACGTGCATCTGCCTTGCTGGCAGGTATTCGAGAGAATCATGTTCACCTTGTCGATCTCGGCATTCCATTTCCGATTATTGGTAAGCAAGGTGGACTGAACCACGATATCGACCTTTAGCGCATCCAGATCATCCAGCAGGGCAAGGTAGTCGATAAGCACATCCTCTGCCTGTCGACCTTTGCTGATGTCGTTCACGCCGACCATGACAAAGGCACGTTCAGCGTCTTCGGGTATGTAGGGCAGGTTTTCGCGGAGCAAACTGACTGTGACACTGCCTAGGCCACGATTGGAGATCGACATTCCCGGAAGAAGCTCTTCCCAAATTCCCCGCTCAGTCAGGGAATCCCCGATCATCACGTTTCTAGCAATAGGCTTCAGCACTTGAAATTGAGACACTCGCTCAAGATATCGAGCGCTTGTAGTGACGCTGGGCGGAAAATATTTAGGAATCTCCCTAGCAGCCAATGCACCACATAAGGCTGAGAAAGCAATGAGCGCAAAATAAGCCGGAAGGCGAAGTTTAGCTGACATGAGAAATTCCCAAACCCAGTGTGATTGCTATCAATAAGTATAGCAGTCAGCAATAAAAATACCGACTTGTACGCCCTGCCGAACCTTGGCGGCATTCTTGTGTAAACACACTATCGAGTTAGAGCCCGTTGATTGGTCAAGGCCTCGGTAATGCGATTGTACAAGGCTCTGGAAATATGCTTCGAGTAAGTGGCAGTGATGTGGTGCCTATCGCGATACATAAGGATGCCGTCGCGGACAGCGTCACACCAATCGTCGGCGCAGAACCAGTCGGTCATGTCCACATAGGCAACATTGAGGGGCAGGTTTGCAAGACCTTCTTCCAGTCCTTTGTCGTCGAGGACGCTTTGCCTGGGTCGGCGGCAGGAATTTTTTTCTATGCTCAGGAGCGGGGCAAAGACGCACGTGGGAACATCGAATCCCATCCATGGTGTATCTCTGATGGCTATGACGGAAACGCCTTCTGCGGCAAGCCGCTCAAAGCTGCGCACATATCCAATAGGGATTCTCTCACCGATGACTGCCGATGTTCCTCGTGCATCTGGAGAACTGAAAATGGGCCGAGTTGCCAACGTGAAAACATAATCAGGGCGCTGCTCGATGAGCATCTCGGTTGCAGTGTTGATCCACTCGGAGCAAGAGGGGTGATAACTCTCCTCGACAAAAATACTTGCATCGCTTGGATCCGCGAAAGCGCAGTTGCTTTTCGTCATTGAGATAACGCGCCAGTTGTGTGTCGCGGCAATTTCGATCAGGGCCGGGAGCCAATGGGCTGAATGTGACCCGCCGACCAAGGCAACGATTCGATTTGGAGTTTGGCTTCCGAATGAGCAAGATTTCACCACTGGATTGGTAGCATTCTGGTGACAGCCTATCTCATAGACGATCGGGTTATCTCGCCGCGCCGTTAGTGGGCCAGGGGTTATGATCGAGCTTCCCTCAACAAATAGTCGCTCAACTCTGGAAGCACCTGTGCTGATCAGGCGTTCCGATGCTAGAAAGAAAATAGACAGTGCGGCTAATATTAGACCCACGGCCGATGATGAAATCCACTGGCCGCGCTCAGGGCGGAGAATGCGCATCGAGATCCAATTTCCTAGCCTGTTTGAACCAAAGGCTAGAACGATTGAAAGAATAATAATAAACACGCCATGGAAGACGGATATATTTCCGCCTGTTAATCGCCAGAAGACCACGTATATCGGCCAGTGCCACAGGTATATCCCGAACGAAACAGATCCGAGAGTTGCTAGCGGTGTCAAACTCAAAAGCTTGCCGGCATTTCGATAGTCGCTCTGTCGGCCAAACAGTAGAATGAGCAGCGCCGAGCCTACTGGCCAAAGAGAAATGTATCCGGGGAAGTCAAAGCGTTCGCCGACCAGATAGCCGCAACTCAGGATTAGAGCAAGTCCGAGCCAAGACATTGAGACGCACAGTCGGCGTTCCGCCGTCCAGGTTATTGATGTCGTGAATATGCCAGCGAGGGCGCCGGCGGCGAACTGCCAGTATCTGGTCGCCAAATCAAAGTATGCCGCAGCAGAATCGGCTGAAGTCCAATATACGGACCAAGCGAGCGAGGTAATCGCTATGACCGTCAGAACAGAAGCAAGAAAATTCTCTGGGCGTGTTTTGTATAAAATCGCCAACTTTTCGGAAATCCTCGCCACAAAATACCAAAGAAAATAGGATTGACCAATTAGTGACACAGCCCAGAAGTGTTGCGTGAAGCTGATTGTCTCGTCGCGAGAGAGGTAATCTTGACCGCTAAAAATAAGCCAATAGTTCTGTAGGTATATCGAGCTAAAAAAAAGCCCGCGCAAAACATTCTGCCATTCTACAGGGGACGAAAACAATAGCGCTGCTAATGTGATTGCGGTTAAAACGATTGCAATCTCAGGAACTGTCCTAATTATAAATCTTGATAGATGATCAATAAGATTGATATAATTTCCTGATGAAGATCTTCTTACGTAGCCGATGCTAAGAAAATAGCCAGATACAACAAAGAACACATCCACGCCACCTGATACGCCCCATTCCGCTATGTGGAATATGGCTACCAGGATTGCTCCGATTGCCCGCAGACCTTGGATGTCATTTCGACGATCGGGAGCCGATGGATGACGATTAAGAGACTTCACGAAATTCCCCGCTTCTGGTGCCCGGCGGCAACCTACGGCGGCTGAAAGTAATCATCAACCTGAAAGGAACTGACATGACGAACGTGCCAAATGGTGCGGGCGACCGCTATTACGTGTATCGCCCCGTCCTCGACCTCATCGGCCTCTCCGAAGGAACCGACAAAGCCCGAGGCTACAACGAGACGCTGGCCTATGGCGCATACACGGGCGGCCCGGTCGATCTGGTCAAGATGACGCTCAAGCAGGTCGATGACTTGCAGGGCAAGATGCTGGCACACCCGAAAAACAAGTGGAACTCGTCGGCTGTCGGGCGCTACCAGATCGTGCGGACCACGCGGCGGAATATCCAGAAGGCGCTCAGCATCCCGTCGAGCTCGAAGTTCGACCGCGACATGCAGGATCGCATGGGCTGCTACCTGCTCGGCCAGCGCGGTATCGACAAGTGGCTGGCGGGGCGGCTCAAGCTGGAAAGCCTGCTGGACAATCTGGCGCGCGAATGGGCCTCGCTCCCGACCTCGAAAGGCAAGGGCTATTACAGCGGCCAGAATGCATCCGTTTCCGTCATGCAGGTCACGGCGGCTCTCTCCGAGGTCAAGCGCCGGCATGAGGCGGGGCAGCCCAAGATTGAGGTGCCCGTCGAGGTCGAAAAGCCAGTGGTCCCCGAGACCGTCGAAACCAAGGTCAAGAAGGAAACCGGCCTGTGGGGCTGGCTCACCACCGGCTTCGGTGGCGTGGGCGCTGCGGTCGCATGGCTCCGCGACAGCCAGGTATCGGACATAGCCGCATTTGGGGGCGTGGCGGTCGTCGGTCTGCTCATACTGACGTTCCTCGGGCCAAGGCTGGCGGCCTCGATCCGAAAGATCAGAGAGGAACTGGCATGATCGCCATCCTCGCATCACCCATCGGCCGTGTGCTGGGCGCTCTCGCGGTCGCAGCCTCTCTCATGGGCCTGTCATGGCTCCACGGCCACCAGCGGGGCGCGGCAAGCGAACGGCAGGCCATCCTTACCCGATCCGTTGAAGTCTTGCGCGAAAGGAACCGCGTCGATGAACAGGCACGCAATATGGATAGCCCCGAGCTTTGCCGCGCTCTTGGCGGCAAGTGGGTGCTCGAAGACAACGACTGTCAGTGAATGCGACGGCTGGCGAAAGCTTACGCCATCGGCAGAGACCCGGCAGACGATCATCGCGCAGGATCGCCCTTTTGCCGAGCAGGTAGCAGCTCACAACACCTTCGGCTCCGGCCGAGGCTGCTGGAAATAAACAGGGACACGAGCATTGCCGACAAATAGCAACATCGAGCGCTCACTCGGCGTCGTCATCGGCAAGCTCGATGGCATTGAGGATCGGCTGGACCGGCAGGATGAAAGCCGGGCTGCGCTGCATAGGCGTGTGGATGAGCTTGTCCTGCGCCAGACTCATCAGGAAGCCGACATCTTGTCGATCAAGAACAAGGTCGATGCCCATGAAAAGGTGACGGCCGAGGTCACGACGCTGCGCACCAAGGCGGAAGGTGCCGGCACAGTGGGCCGATGGCTCATCCGCATCGGGATCGGTATCGTCACCTTCGCGGGATGGCTGGTCGGGGTCTATACGTGGGTAACGGGGCGGCCGCCGCCGTAATAGCCGAGGCTATTCGTCTTCATCCGGCCGCAACTGCGCCTCGATTATCTCACGGGCAGCCTCGTAGATCGGCGTCATTTCCTCATCTGTGGATTGCTGGGTTTCCAGAAGGTAGAGGGCTTGCTCGTAGACCTCCCGGACTTCTTCGTCGGATAAGATGCCTTTCGCACCCAGCATGCCGACAAGAGAGGCAAGGACGGACGCCGATACAAGGTCACTGGCAGCCACGGCGTCAATTCTGGGGTCGCGTTCAAGCATGGTTGCACCGCAGCGTTTAGGTGAGGGGACGCACACCATCTATCCACAAAAAGCGAAAGGTGTGGATGGAAAATCGAAGAACGAAACAGGATGAAACTTTGAACAGCCGGTCTGGCGTTCAGAGTTTTGGCCGATTCATGGTCTGCTAAGTATTTGATTTAATGGCGCGAGTGACGGGGCTCGAACCCGCGACCTCCGGCGTGACAGGCCGGCACTCTAACCGACTGAGCTACACCCGCGCTGTGACGAACACCGTTGATGTGTGCGTCGTTGGCGGGTGGATAAGGGGTTCCCATGCAGGTGTCAAGCGCTGCAATGACGGTTGTGTGAAAAGTTCCGATGTTTTTCTTCAAAGCCCTGTTCCGGCATTCTTTCAGCACAATCCAAACCGCCGAATTGCGCCTTGGGGCTTGCGATTTGGACAGGAACTGCTTAATGGTCCGGCCCGCCGGGGGCGATTAGCTCAGTTGGTAGAGCGCTTCGTTTACACCGAAGATGTCGGCGGTTCGAGTCCGTCATCGCCCACCAGTACCCCCAAGGCTTTGCGCCGCTGTTACGAAGTGGTCTACAGGTTCACCGAACCCAGACCTCCAACGACGCGGCCAGCCTGCGCGGGTAATCGGGCGAATAGCGAGCATATGCCTTGAAGGTGATGCGGCTGTTTTCATGCCCAAGGAACTGCGCAATCTCTTCCATGGAGCGCCCATCCGTCGTGGTCGCGATCAAGTGTTAACGCCATGATCTTGTGTTTGGGGCGGCAGGCACGTCGCCTGCCGCCGTCAATTGTTTGGGCTTATTTCTGAAGGCAGATGCAAGCCTTGCGCTTGCACTTGGGGCAAACGCCATCTGGACCCCTGGTTGCTTCTACACACTGAAAGCTCATCGTCGCTCCCCCTCCTTTGGTTGCGGGAAAAATGAACCAACTAGCGGCAGGGTTGTCGAGCCAGGTTTTCAGATAGCCCTTGGCATGAAGCCAGTCAGCGCGGCGGCTAATCCAGCATCCGCAACGCAGCGGAAGAATGCTCCGGAGATTCTAATTCTGTATGTCCCTTATGGGCGCCATGGTTTCATTCGGGGAGCATTTGTCGCACTTCGTCATGGCGGCAGGGAAATCACGTTGCGTGGCAGCGTCTGCGGAAAAACGGCCTGAACCGCCTACAGATATTGCTGGATGGCCTTGCCGGCCTTCAGGAAGCGAAGCGGGTTGAGCGCCGTGCCGTTATGGCGGACTTCGTAGTGGAGATGAGGCCCGGTCGAGCGGCCGGTGTTTCCGGTGCGCCCGACGATGTCGCCCGTTTCGACTTTCTGGCCGACCGAGACGACGATGCGGCTCAGATGCGCATAGCGGGTGGAGAAGCCCCGTCCATGGTCTATTTCCACCATGCGCCCGTAACCGCCGTTCCAGCCTGCCTTCACCACCTTGCCCGGGGCCGTGGCCTTTGCATCCATGCCGACGGGAGCGCGGAAATCCATGCCTGAGTGGAATGCGGCCGAGCCGATCAGCGGATCGCGGCGTACTCCGAATGTGCTGGTCACCGCATGGCCGGGGGCGGGATTGGCAATCGGCAGCCGGCGCGCCTCCTGCTTGACATGGCTGAGCGCTTGCAGCGCCTCATCCAGCTCCCTGAGCCTGGCATCGAAGACGGTGGCGGTGTCCATCGGAATGAGAGGGCCGCCGACGTCGGTCCTGGCCGCGCCTTCTTGCGCGAAATCCATGTCGACGGGCAGCCCCGCGGCTTCGAGCGCGTTGGAGATCGCGTCCGCGCTTTCCGAAGCGGCATCGGCCAGTTGCGTAATATGCGCAAGCTGGTCGTCCTCGATGGCCTTGAGCGATCGGTTGATGGTCGCGAAGATCTTGTCGGCCCGGTCGGCCTCGGACGGTTCGGCACCCGCATAGGCCATGACGGCCGGAGCGGGTGTGTCTCCCGTGCGGGTCGTCCAGTTCGCGAAGGGCGAAGTGTCCGCGGCGGCTGCCTGCACAGGCTTTTCGATACGCTCGATCGATCCGGTGATTTCCGGAGTGCCGTTCTGCCGTTGGGCCGGCAGGGGCGCGGTCAGTGGCAGATTGCCGCCGATCTCGCGTCCCGCGCGGTCGAGAACGGGACCGAGCCGGCCGTGGCGATCGGTGAGCCGGCTCTGGCGTTCGATCAGTTCGGTAACCCTGGTTTCCATGAGCTGCTGATCGAGCAGTTGCCGGCTGGTGATGCGGTCCACCTGCGCGCGCAGCGCCGAAATGCGATCCTCATAGGCCTGCTGGATGCGCGCCTGGCGTGCCGTCGAGGCGCTGATGATGTTGTCGCGCAGCACGAGATAGGAGGTTGCCCCCAGATAGCCGAGGGAGAGCGCCATGACGGCGGAGCCGACGAGCGCGGCCATCCAGGGGCGAATGGTGAAGTGCCGGATCTCGTCGCCACGCGCGATGATGACGGTATGAGGTTCCCTGCGCTTGCCGAATACCGCTGACTGGACTGCTGTCAC